TTACTCCCAATTCGCCTTATTCTTGTTTACTGCCTGATACACCAAGTCATTTCGGCGGGCCAGTAGCTCGTCAATGCGCCGGCGCTTCTCCTCTGCGTTCATGGTGCGGTCACGCTGGATCAGCTCAATTCTGTTGCGTACCACCCGCACCTGCTGCTGGGTGCGACTCAGACTGCTACGCGATTTCAAGATCCCGCCTTGCTCATCCAGCAGCTCATTTGCCCTGTCGGGCAACCCCTCGCTGCGGTACTGGTCAACGGTGCGCTTGAGCTGGTTCACCTCGTTGAGCATCTGGTAAAACTCCTCCATGTGCTGGGTGGACTTGGCCGGACCGGAGCCGCGGTATACGGCTTTCACCAACGGGATTTCATCTGCCCGCCAGCTTGCCGACTCGCCTGGTCTGGCAGCACGGATAAGACCATCGGCAACGGCCATCACATAGCTGCCCATGGTACCGGTATAGCCAATTACCAAGTGTTCAAGCTGCTTGGGTGAGAGACCAGACAGGTCACCAAGCTCGCGCATCAGCAAGCTGGTCTGCTCGTTGTAACGAGCCTCGGCTTTGACGGCCAGATCCTGCGGGCTGTCGATGGGGCCGCCCCGGAAGCTGTCATAGTTGAAGGCGGCCTCTACCATTGGTTTGACGATTTGCGGCGTGGGGTTGAGGGCAAAGGTATCGCCGATCGCCCGCGCTACCGCCTTGCCGAACTGAGCGCCAGAGTCCTTGTCGCCCATAGCGCGCACCATGCGTTCTGGGATGGTACCGAACATCACGCCAATCTCGAACGGCTTGGGGATCCGGAAGTGCTGTTCACCAACGAAGAAATGCCAGTTGGCGTCCTTGTCCCAATCCGGCAGCTCTTCATATCGTTCATCGTCCCAGTTGGCGGCCAGCAGGCCGATCGACATGGCGGTGATCATGCCGGCACGCTTAGCAATTTCACGCGGATTGTCACGCAGTTCCCTGGTCAATTTACCCAGGCCCTGCAGGCGGGCGTTGAAGAATGGCAGGATCATGGCCGCGCCTTGAATGGCGCGGGCCGCCCCCAACATGGAGAAGTCCATCAAGTCCTTCGACTCGAAAGCAGCCTGCGCGTGGCTCTTGCCAGCCTTGATGGCTGCATCATAGACCGCCTCACGGTTGCCATTCTCAAATGCTTCGCCAAAGCGGTTGTACTTCTCCCACACATTCGCGACCACGCCCTTGGCTTGAGCTGCATTGCGGATGATGCTCTTTTCGTAGCGGGCAATCTGCTCCGGCGTCATCCCCTTGCGGCGCAGCGACTTGCGCACGGTATCGGCCATGGCCGTCGGGTCGTTCCCGTTGACATAGCCGCCCAGAAAGCTGGCGCCACTGAACATCACATCAATGGTGCTCCCCTCCATGGCCAGGGTCTTCTTAACCCCCTTGATGGAGTCGATCACCGGCTTGAAGCCATCCTTGCTGATCGCCCAACTGGAGAGCGAGTCGCGCAGGAAATTGCGCAGCATAAACTCCGGCGATGCGGTCACCCCTGCCGTCAGCAGCCGCTTGGCTTTGGATGCCATATTGACCATTGAACCGAAAGGCTGGCGGTCAAAGAAAGTCATGGCCCGGTAAAGGTCAGGATCCTCAACCCGGATCATGTAGTCCTCCCCTTCCAGCTTGACGGTGATCAGGTCCTTGCCGTTTTTGAGTGCACGCCAGTCCATCATGTTGGGCTTGGCCACCACCTCGATGAGGCCGGTATCCGCCAGATTCCAGACTGTCTTTTGCGCCGCCATGTTCTTCATCGAGGCGTCGATCAGCTTGCTGGTGCTGGTGAAGATGTTCTCGAGCAGGTCGTTGGTATTAGCCTCGCCGCCCTTGAGCTTCTTGATGCCGGCGTTCTGGTTGGCAATCCCCTTCGGTTTGAAGGGGGCGATCACATCGCCGTCTTCGGACTCACGGAAGAACGGGATGTACCACTCGCTTTCGAACTCGTCCCGCGCCTCCTTGGTAAACAGGCCAGCCTCCTGTGCCAGATCCAGGGTGGCGGCGTTGAGCCGGTTCCAGCGGGCCTTGGCATCAAGGAATTTTGCCTCCTTGCCCTTGCCCTGTTCCTTGAGAGCAGCAATGTCATTGGCATCGAGCAGATTTTCCCGCCCTTGCGCCATCAGCAGCTCAGCCCGGTGGCCAGCCATCCATCCCAGCCAGTTGTGCAGGTCGGTCCCCAGATCGGAGAAGATACCAAGCAGCGCGTCTTTCTCGCCGGTGCCAGCCTTGCGCTGGATCACCCCGTCCTTCCACTCCGGCAAGCCGTATAGCATGGTGGCCTGCATGGTGGAGGCCGCCCCGGTGGCCATCCGTGCCGCCACATAGCCAGAATCGGCAGCATCGGTGATGCCTGCGGCATCCTCGGCATACTTGATGGGGGCCAGGGCGTCGAGCACTTCGGTGTTGGCCTTCTTGATAAAACGGTCTACCCATGACTCGACCACGCCGCGGTCTACCTTGCGCATCTTGTCCAGGTTGATTTTGGTCTTGTCGATGATGTCTGGCTTGGGGCCCAGGTTGAGCTTTTCCATGGCCTTATCAGCGGTGGTGGCCGTCTGGCTCATCTTGATGCCGCCTTTCTTGGTTTGCGCCTGAGCATCTTCCTGGCTGAACTTCTTGCCACCGTCAGGTCCATTATCATCTGGGCCGCTGCGCTGCAGCTTCTTGCCCAGCCCCTCAATCATGGAGCGCGTCTCTGCTGCCGTGATGCCATCAGGCATAAAGCCGACCGCTCGCAGCGCCCGGGTGACCCAGGCCAAAACTCTATCCCAGCCGCGGCCCCAGGCCCCTGTTCCAGTTCGGCCAGATGAGCTACCACCTCTTCTGCCTTGGTGCCGATATCCTCGTCGGCATAGTGGGTGTTCACCCAGTCCCACACCGATTTCATGCTGGGGTCTTTCTGCGACTGAATGAGCCGACTCATGAGCTTGGTGTACTCACCATCGCCAAGCACGTTGGCGAGGCCATAGTGGGCCAGCACCTCGTGGCGCAGGATCTCGCGCATCCGCTTGGGGTCTGAAATGGTGTCAGCCGCTACGTGCAGGGTTCCAGCGTCGTCGTCGAATGCCGCGCGCCGGATCAGCCCCTCCTTGGCATCTAACCCAAGCACGCCCTCAAGCTCACCCTGGGTGGCATGGATCTGCACCTTGATACCGCTTGCCCCCCGGTACTGCTTGAACCAGCCGCTGGATACAAGCTCAGCCTCTTTCCGGGTTAGGTGCTTGGCCGGCTTGTTGCCCTGGGCCATGGCCTGCTTAGAGAAGCTGACCGACTTCGCAGACCCACCAACGGCCTGGGCTGCGATCGGCGACTTCGTGTCCCCCTCCTTCACCCATCGTTTGAATTCTTCTACCGGCATGGCCTTGATGGCGCTCAGCCCCTTCCAACCCCGCTCATAGTTGGCAAGGTAGCCAGCCCTGGCCGCCTGTTCGTCGGCGAACCCCATCATCACCTTGTGCTCGTCAAACTTGCCGGTCTTGGGGTCGGCCTGGTCCACTACATAGACCGTTTTGCTCTCTGGCTTATCACCGATGAACACATCGACATGATCGCCGTCAGCCCCCATGGTGCGCTTGATGTAGCCATAGTCATGGGCCATGGTGGACTGCCACACCTTGCCATCCCGATCGGTACCGGAACGGGTTGAGCCCTTGGGGTTCTCAAGCGCGACATCCAGCCCCTGCAGCGTGAGGTGGCCCTTCTTGTAGTTGCCGGCCTCCTTCTGCGCCTCGGTAGGCTCAGGCGCCACCTCAGCGCGGGCCGCTTCGATCTGTTGCACAGGCTCACTGGCGGCTGGCGCCACATATTCGCGCACCTTGGCCGCCGATGACTTGGCCACTAACAGGCCTCCCTTGCCTGGGATCACCTTTACGCCGCTCTCCTTGGCCCACTGCTTGATGATTGGCCCTTCGCCTTTCAGGGTGATGGTGCCATCCGAGTTATCGATGGCTTCCGCCCACGGTGTTGGCGCAGCGGCAGGTGTCGGCGTCACTACCTCTGGTTGCACCACCTCAGATGTAGAAACCCCGGCATCAGTGGCCGGGGTTGTCAGTGTTTGGTCATTCTGCTGCTGTCCATCAGGTATAAATGCAGGCGAAAAGATATCTGCCCGATCTCCGGCTCCAGTTCCCTGGGTGACTCCGGTAATGGCTGGTTCAGCACCTGCTGCAGCTGGTTTGCCTGTGACAGGCTGATCACCTTGTCGTTCACTGCCGATTGCAGGTACTGGGGTAACTGGCTCATTGCTTACCTCTGCTTGCGGTTGGTTCGTGGGGATCACCTCGCGGTATCCGGTATCGATTGCTGGCGCGAGTTGGCTGATATCGCCGGCTGGTGCGGGCTGGGACGGAACTGTTTCAGCGGTTGTGCTTGCCGCTGACAGGTCAGAAGGTTGACTCGAGTCGGCCATGCCTGTGTCACCGAGCGGTGGGGGGCTGGGTTGCGTGGCTGTGGCCGCCTGTACCTGCTCCACTTCGGCGATCTCGGCCACACCAAAGCCGCCACCATTGAGCGGCACCGGCATCTCCTTGCCCTTGCGGCTGGCCATAGCGGCCTCTTTCTCGCTGGCAAACGGCTTGCCTCTGCGGGTGATGCGGAGAGTCTGGAGTTGGCCAACAATTGCATCCAGTGCCGGGAGCTCGGTTGACTGCGCCAATGGTGACTCCACCACATCTTCGGTGGGGGACGGCTGCTGCTCTGCCATCACGGGCTCGACGATAGCCTCATCCTGCTGAGGCGTGGCCTGCGAAAGAAGATCGTCAACGGCAGAGGCCGGGGATCCTGCAGGCACCTCCTGCGCCTGGTCATTCTCTGCCACGCCTTTGAAATGACTAGCGGTATCGTCGCGGCGCAAATAGGCCGGCACATCGCGCACCTCGTCGAACTGGCTGGCGCTGGGCCAAGCGGGTTTTGCTCACCGATAGGCATCACCGGCTCAGCAACAGTATCGACAGCAGGGGCCAAACCCGGCTCTACCGGAGCGGAAACCGTATCAGCCGGCACTGGTTCACCCTGCTCAATGGGTGCTACCTCTTCCGCCAAGGCGGGGTCTACCTGGGCGCCTCCTTCTCTTTCTACCTGCGACTTGCCTCCGCGCAGGCCACCGACACCACCCAGCACGCCACCGGTCCCCATGCCAATCAAGCCACCTTCCAGCGCACTGGACACAACCCCTTTCATGGGGTCGATATCAGCGGCGGCCACCTCGTTGAGGGATTCGTTGACGGCGTATTGCTGCACCCCCTCCTCCAGGGTTTCGCTGATACCCTCACCTGCCGCCCCCTTGGCAGCACCTTTCAGCACTCCACCAGTTGCGGCTTTGCCAGCCAGCATCTTGAACAGCATGGCGTCGCCCATCATGGAGCCCATGGCGGCGGCCCCCACACCTTAGCGTCGCTCATGGTAGCCCGGCTGGCCATATTGGCCGTCTCCTCCCGGGCCAGCCCCAGCTTCTCATCATCGGAGAGGTGCTGTGTCTGCTGATCCTGGTCGATTCGCGTGAATGACTGGCGGAAGGTGTCACTGGCAGCCAGCTCATCAAAGCTCATTCCCAGCACGGTGTCACGGGTGTTCACCCCAGCGCTGCCAACCGACCCAGTCGCCCCCGTTGTCACGGCAGCACCGGTGGCGATTTTGGAAACGGCCTTGGCGGCAACCGCTTCGGCTACCTCCTGGGTCGCGCCACGCTTTACCATGGAGGCGGTGACGGCGCGGCCAATAGAGGCTTTGGCAGCCACACCTGTGACGCCGCCAGCCATCAAGGTCGGCAGTATGGAGCCGACGCCCTGTGCCATTTTCATGGCCCAGACATCGATATCCCCCGCACCATCCCCCAGGGTCAAACGACCTTCCGGCGTTTCATCAATCAGCCTGCGCCCCATGGCCTCCTTGGCATCCGCGCTCATCCCCTCGGTCAGTGACTCAGCCCCTGATGTGGCCAGGTCGCCGGCGCCGGCCACCATATCCAGTACGGGGCTCAGCTTGTTGGCCATCTTGGCGCGGGCCTGCTCCAGATAATCCTCCCCCTGCTTGCCAGCGTTCTCCTTGCCGAAGTTGCTGGCCTGCCGTGCCAACTCGCCAATGCCGCCTACCAGGTCCAGTGCGCCCGCCCCCACCCCGCGCGCCACATCGCCCAGACCAACATCAAGGTCGCGCTTGGTGGTAGATTGGCCGGCTTGTGCTGGGGCAGCAGTGGCAGCTGACAGGCTGCTATCGAGATTGCTCCAGAATGGATCGGTGCGAGTGTCAGATGATTGCGGCTTTGGCAGGGCGTCACGCAGTCCAGGCTTGTCCATGGTGTCCTCGGGTTTCTGGCAAAAGAAAAGCCCCGACCGGCGAACCGATCAGGGCTTTATTGGATGGGGTGGCCAGCATGCAGACTGACCGACTATGGGGAGATGCTAACGCTGGGGTGGTTGAAAGGCAACTAGCGGCGGGCCTGTACCAGGCTCATAGCCTGATAGGCATTGACCTGTGTATCGCGCAGCCGGTTGGCGGTCACAGTCGCCTGCTCCGCCTTCTTCTGCCCTGCAGCCTGTTGGCGCCACAGCTCGAATGCGGTGTTCATCCTGGTGGGGTTCTCCAGTAGCCCGTTCAGCTTGCCATGTTGGTTCGCTTCCTTGATGAACTGAAGGCGCTCTGGATCTCCACCAGTCCACGCCTTGATTGGGGCATCCTGCTTTGGCTCATCCGTTTTGCTGGTCAAGCCGTAGGTGTCCGCAAGCGCCGCCTTGCTCTGCTCCAGCTGGGCGTCCTGCGCATCCAGCTGCAGGTCTTTATCCTCTGCGTTGCTGGCAGAGATGCGCGCCCTGTTCTGGCCGTGCTGCTTCTCCAGCTCGGTGACGGCTTTCTTGTAGCCACCCTGGTCAGGCCCAGCCGTCAGGCCGAGAGAGGTGCGCAGCTGATCTGCATTGCCAATCATGTGCTTGGCCAGGGCCGCCCGCTGGTACGCCGGCTTAAGGAAGTCGTTGATGGGGATGACCTTGGGGTGATCGTCCGGCGCTGCAGTGCGGTTGTTGGTCACTGGCCGCACCGCTTTGCTACCGTCGTCATAAGTGACCTCCACCCCCAGCACTACGCCGCGCCCGTCCGGGGTGATCATGATGTTGTTCAGCTGCTTGCCGGTGATGGTCTTGCCGCTCTCCGGGTCAATGTCACCAACCCCTTTGCTGACCTCATCCTGATAGAGGGTGCCGGCCGCTTTGATGAACTGCGGGTTATTGACTGCGGCATGCCCCTCGGGCGTGGTTGGATCGAGCTTACCCTCCTGGGCCTGGCGCACCAAGTTACCGGCATAAGTGACAAAAGTCTTGCCGGCGTCGGCATAATCCTGCTGCAGATAGCGCTCCGGATTGAAGGAGCCAGCCCGCGGATCTCGCACAACCCCCCAGAATTTCTCACCCGGGTCTTTGCCCTCGGCCACCGCCTGCCAACCAGACTGGATGATCGGCAGGTTCTCCTGCTGGAACAGTTGTTTGTTGCGCTGCTCTTTCTGCCACTCATACTCCTGCTGTTGGCGAGTATCCTGCGCCGCAGCGCGACGTTCCGCAGCACTGGCGCGCGCCTCTGACGATTTTACCTGCCTCTCTGTCAGAGCGAACTGTCGGTCATAGCGGGCATCAGCCAGCTTATCGCGACCCATGCTGTACTCCCGTTCACCCTGGTATCGCTCGTCTGCCACCTTCTGCCGATCCTGCTCGTTCTGCCACATGGCATCCCGCAGGCTCATGGCCTTGTCCATCCGCTCATCTTCTTTCTGGCCACGCTGATAGCGGTCCATGGTGTTGAAGCCGGCCAGAAACCCTTCTGCCAATCCCGATACGCTCATCATGCCCCCTTAAAATAAGCTGCTTGCCAGAAAACCAACGCCCGCCCCAATGAGAGCGCCGACGGGACCACCAACCGAACCATAGGATGCGCCGATCATGGCGCCAGTGGCGGCGCCGGCACCTGCAGCAGACATCTTGGCCTGCTTCTCCTGCGTCTTGAGTTGCTTGTTCCCCATCTCAATTTCATTCTCACGGTTGGCCGCATCACGTAGCCCGGCCATGCCCTGCTGGCGCGTTTGAGCGCCGATATCCAGAATTCCGTAACCCATCAGACCTTACCCCCTGTCTTGATTGCTTCACGCAGCCCAGCATCTGCCCCTGTCAGAATGCCCATCTGGCGTGATTGCTCTTGCTCACGAAGGCCGTTCTCAGTGCCTGCAGTCATCAAGGCCATGCGCAGACCCTGGCTGTTGTCATTGGCGCCCTGGCTTGGGCTAACCCCCATCCTGGCCATTCGGTTGTCAGTTGCTTGCTTGGCGGCTGCCAGCGAGTTCTGGTTGTTCTGGTCTACCCGGCCAAGCTGATCCCGCAGCAATTGGCCATTGGTGGCCAACTCCATCAGCTCCTTCTGCTTGGGGTAGAAACGAGTCTTCCAGTCCTGGTAGCTATCGCGCGTGATCTGGGCAAATTTGTCTGCGGCATATCCCATGGCTAACCCCTTAATAACCTTTGTTTTGCAACACTGATGCAGTAGGGCTGATCTTCTTGCTTTCCACTGCCGCCGGGGCCTTCAACTGGCCAAGGCCATATGCCGTGCCTGCTCCGGCCACCGCACCCACCAACCCCGCAGTCGCCTGCTTGCTCTGAAACGATGTCTGAGCATCACTGGCAGCCTTGCGCAAGCTGGTGTTGGCCACATCCCCCATCCCAGCAAGTGCCTCCGCTTTCTGGCCGGCGCCAATACTGACCACATCCTTGAGCCCTGCCACATAACGGTCTTGCTGGCTGGACTGTGCTCGGTTAGTCGTATCGGTCTGGCTCAGAGCTTGATCCGTCTCCAAATTGGACATGGTCGATTGGTATTTGCCGCTGGTTGGGTCCACGCCGCCGGCAGCCAGGGAGTCAGTCAACCCTGAGCGCGCCTCACCAAAGGATTGAGCGGTTCCCAGCGCTGCGGTGCCGGCAAGCTTGTCGTATTCGCGTTCGCTGTTGAGGTCATCCACCTTGTCCATGAAGACGTCTTCATACTGCTGCAGGTCACTCTTGTAGATATTCCACTGCTCTGTGGCCACATCAGCCGCTGCCTTCTGTGCCTCGGTTTCCTTGATTTCGTTTGAACCGCCCTTTCCCATCCCCTCACCTCACAAGTTGATCTGAAATACAAACAGGCCGTCAGCATCATCTGGCTGACGCACCCACCCCATTCTTGGTGCGACCTTGAGCCACCCCTTACGGGCCGAATGGAAGCGGAGCCAGCGGGCGCCAATCATGCGAGCCAACCGCTTAACTTCCGGCAGGTGTCTCTCCGGCGCCCCGCCATCCCCCCATCCAACCCAGACCAGGACCCCAGTAAAGCCCTGCTCCACCACCGGTTTCAGAACAAAACCATCAGCGCCTCGCACAAACAAAAACGCCACCCGATTTCGGATGGCGTCTTGTAGTTCAGCGGATAGGGCTGGATTGCTGGTGTCCCTGGAAATGCGCGAGATCGGAGTTAGCATCAGAACAACCCCATCAGCCATACACTGCCACTCTCTACGTACTGCTCGGAGATGCTGCTCACGTTACCGTAAGGAGCAATCTCAAATGTTATTGAGGCGTTCACATTTGCAGGAATTACAAATGCATCCTGCAGGGTCACCCGCATTGGAATGCGGTTAATGCCGGTTGGATAGTTGGATTGGTAAAGCGCTCGCCCTTGCTCGACCCCATTCATCCTGCAGATGAGGTAGATGCCAATTAAGCCAGACCCAGATATCACCGCGTTTCCTGCGATGGGCTTTATGCACACGAGGTTACGGGCACGTTTGTACCCAACAATGCTGAAGTTTCCAGATGGCTTTATCAGCGTCGTCACATCCCCGACGATGCGATCTGCCTCCAACGTGCCCCTGATTATGCAGCTTTCGTTGATGGTGACATTATTTAGCACGCCATTATTGGCGTTCACGGTGCCGGTAAATGTGCCATTCGACGCATACATTCGGTCGGTATAAATCGAACCATCTGCGTAGATGATCGTGTGCCAACCCCATCCCCAGCATGCATATGGCCCACCCTTGCCGAACCCAGCCGCCCCGCCGGCCATAAAAGCATTCCCCATGTCGATCTGACCGCCGTTTATCAGCGGGGTGGTGATGCTCACCCCCGCTTTCACATAATCAGCCGTGATATTCTCGGAACTCAGGATCTGAATGGTCGCCTTGCGAATGATGGCCTCGGCAATGACTGCCTGCCCGTTGTCGATGGCGAATAGTGGCGCCATGGGTGTTGCGCTGTTGGGGTCGAACACAAAAACCTGGCTGGCTGAGATGGCCACCTGGCTGGTGCCGTCTGACTTGGCAATCAGGCCAATCCCGGCTGTGATTTGCCCGGCAGTGGCTTTTGCCGTCCACATCGCCTGGGCGCCGTTCTGCAGGTCGGCAATCGCCTTGCTCTGCAGTTGGACAGCCGCTGCGTTTGCTGCAATACGTGGGTCATCGGTAGCCACCCACGCAGTCCCGCTGTAACGGTATGGCCGGTTGTTATTGGCAGTGTCAAACCACAGGTCGCCAGTACCCATGTCAGAACCTGGTGCAGTGGCTTGGAAAAATGTCTTGTTCTTGCTGCCGGCGACGGCGGAAACCGTGTTTATCTGGCTGGCCAGCGACTGTACTGCGTTGGCCCGAGCTGTGGACTCCTCGGTAATCTGGGCAGTCAGGCGCTCATCTTCCCCTTGATAGTCGGCCGTCATCTGCTGGATCTGACTGACCAGCGATTCCACTGCATTGGCCCGGGTTATCGCTTCCTCGTTGATGCGCCCAGACAATTCAGCATCTGCTGTTTCCATAGCGGATTGCTGCTGGCTCAACTTCTCGGCCATGGCTGAGTCTGCGTCAGCGCTGGCTTTGGCCACCTCAGCAATAGAGGCAGACAGCGACTGATCAACCCCCTTTATCTGCGCCTCGAGTACCGACGTCTTTTGCGCCTGCGCCTCGTCCGCCGTGCTGCGTGCAAGTCGCTCTTCGGTTATCTGACTGTGCAGAGCTGCGCTTTCTGCCTCGTAATCTGCTGTGAGCTGCGTAACATCTCGCGCCAGTGCCTCATGCGCATTGGCCAGAGTTTGCTGCTGAGTGATGATCTTGCCACGCGCCTTGCGGTTCTCCCGGTCGCGCTCATCACTTGCCAGAGCCCCTTCGACATCAGTTTGACCACCAAGGTCGATGGATGACTCCATGTTTTCCTGACGCTGAGCCAGGGCCTGGCTGGTGTCAGCAACCACTTTTTCCAGGTTGGAAATGCTGGAGGCATTGGCCGCATCCCCTTCCTTGACGCTGGCATCCAGCGTGATTACCCGCAGAGCCAGCGCGCTGTCACCATCTGCCCGCGCCTGCTCCTCTTGAGCCACGCGAGCGCTAAGGTCTTCAAGTTCGCCATCCACACTGGCAGTCAGCTCGTCCACTCGCCGCGACATAGCCTCATCAGCTGTCGCTCTCGCCTCGGATTCGCGGGCGATACCTGCGCTCAGTTCGTTGTCGGCGCCGGTCAGCTCAGCATGCATCTGGTCTTGGCGCAGCGCCAGCGCACTGTCACCGTCTGCCGACGCCTTTTCCAGCGCCTTGATGGATGCAGCGGTTTCTCCAAACGCCCCGCTTGTTGACGCCTTGAGATCATCAATGCTCTGAGCCAGGGCACTATCCGCATCGGCAAACACCTCCTCCACACCGGAGATGCGCGCCTGAGTGTCAGCATCCTTTCCCTCAAATTTCACATTCATGTCGGTGATGCGCTTGGCCTGGGCGGCCTGCTCATTCACGATCACCTGCTGCTGCGTGCGAATGGCGCCAAAGGACTTCCGGTTTCCCCTGTCCCGCTCATCCCCTGCCAGGGCGGCATCAATTGCTGCCTGACCCGCGTCACCAGCCCCATCGGCCTTGTCCTTGGCCAATTCGACTTCAGCTTTAATTTCATCGAATCGCCCGGCTGTTATCCCACCGCTCGACTCGATAACCTCCTCAAGCGCGCTGATCTTGCCTTCGGCTTCACCAGCCCTCACCTCTAGCCCACTGACACGCTGGGCCGCCACGCCGTCAGCCTCAGCCGTCACGCGCGCCAGTTCAGTGATCCTGGCATCAAGCACCTCATCGCCGCTGTTGACGGTGGCCTGCAGCCCATCAATGCGCTGAGCCTGGCTCGATAGCTCATCGGAATGAACCGTCAGCTTGCTCTCAGCATTGGCCAGCCGCTCGCCCTGTTCGTCCACCTGCTGTTGAGTTGCCTTCTGTGCCAACTCGCCTTTGGTGGCATTCAACTCCTGACCGATCTGGGTGACCTTCTTCTGCTCGTCGGTAAACTCCCCCTTGGTCACTGTTTGGCTCAAGCTGGCATCGAGCCCATTGATGCGCTGCTCCGCCTCGGTGATGCGTTTACCCTGGCCGTCCACTGTGACGTTGTCGGCCTTGCTGGCTATCTGGCCAGACACTGCGTCCAGGCCCTGGTGAACCTCTGTGATAGAGGTCCGCATCTCTTCACGGACAGCATTCACCGCGTCCATGGTGATGCTGCCATTCTCAGGGTCAACCTTGAATACTGCATCGCGGAAACTGTCAAAGTCACCCTTGTACTTGTCTATTTTGTTGTTCAGCCTGTCCTGAACCAGGCCAATGTCGATGCTGGCATTGCCAAGCTGCGCCTGGGCATCCTTGAGAAGATCTTCACTTTCCAGTTGCTTCTGGCTGAGTGATGCCAGGTCTCCCTCGATGCTTGGGATCTTGTTCTGGATGGTGCCGATAGACACATCGATTTCTTCCAGCCTGGGGCGGATCGCCTCCACATCAAGAGTTAACTGCGGAACCTGTTTGATAGGGGCAAGCAGCTCCTTGGCTAAGTGGCTATCCTCAATCTTCCCCTGCAGCTCATCGAGAATGTCCTGCACATCGCGGCTAGTCTCCGCCATGACTCCGTTGGCGTTAAAGGGGCCGGCATCATCCTTGCCATTTACGAAACGCACCCAGTAGTAGAACTGAGCCCCCTTGCCAATGGCGTCAGAGAACACATTCGCCGAGGTGGTACCGACCAGCGTGGCTGTCGGTAGGCTATCAGTCTCGGCTCGCCATATCTCGGTATGAGCGTGGCCACGGTAGTTGGGGCTATCCCATTCAACCACCACGGTATGAAACGCCCCATTTGCCTGAACATTGACCGGAGCATGTGGCTTGTCATAAATGCCGGTCGGGAAAAGGTCCGGGTTCTTGCCTGGGTTGTAGGCGCCACCGGCCCCAGGGCGCAGAGTGGCCAAGCCAAGCTCTGTCAGTTCTCTCAGCGTTACCGCCTTGTCCAGCTTGTTGCCTCGCTGCCCGGTAAGCAGCTCCACGTTTTCGGCGGTCGCTGCCGGGTCCCGCCCGGCCCGGTATGCAGGTTTTGCCATTACATCAACTCCGCCATAGAACCCGCCAACGTGATCCGCCGCACAGTGGTGGTGCCAAACACCTCGATTTGCCACCACCGGCCACGCACTGGCGGAAGCCTGAAAGCGCTGGTCGTCAGGTTGCCGGGCGACAACTCCATCACCTGCTGATTGTCTACAAACAACCGCACCCCGACCTTGCTGAGATCCGAGGCCAGGATCCTGCAGCACCCATAGGACGCACCACCGACAACCATGAAGACCTTTGAACGCCAGACAAGCTGGCCATTGCCAGCCTCGCCGCCACGCCAGATGTGCAAGTCACGCCCCTTGGCTACAAACAGGCTGTCACTCTCCATGTCAGAGACGGCGGCATCCCAGCGATTGGTCAACTCGCGCAGGTCGCCCGACTTTGGATCAAAGATAAAGGCGTGGGTGTCTGTCACGCCGACGTACTTGCCATCGTGATGCCAGGCACGCAGGGTTTCCGGCTTCATGGCCCGCCACTGCTTGCTAGTGATCACCTGCTCGGTCACCACTTGCCCTCCGCTGGCGCCAATGCCAACCAGTCCATCCGGCGAGGCATAGAGCACCACCCCATCCATAGACACCATGGAGCTTGCGCTGATGCATGCCTGTGGCAGCTGGCTGAGCTTCTGGTTTGTCACCGAAGAAGAGCTCACCCCCTGCGCCAGGTAGGGATAGCCCTTGGTACCGATCACCAGCGCTGTATCGATAGCGGCGATCGCCACGATGTCGTGCTCTGTGGTCAGCCGGTACTTCTCCGGCCAGGCATAGGGCAGGTATGGCTCGCATAGGTAGAGAGAGTTTCCAGCAAACCCGGCACACATGCCGTTGGCCATCTGGCATAGGCCACGCAGATCTGCTGGGGGTGGGGCGTAATCGTAAGTCTCCAAGACAGGACCAAGTTCACCATCAGCGCGGCTATCAACAAATGAAGCTTGCGCAATAGGCAGCTCAGCGACCAGCAGGTAATCAGCTAGGCCGCCACCGGAGACAGACCGGTAGATCCGGCGCTTGGTGATGTTGTTGTCCTGCGACTGCGGAGGGGATAACGCCAGCGTCACCGTTGACCCTGGGATGGGGATCGCCACCTTGCCGCTGGCAGGTCCTGGTGGTCCCTCCTCACCCATTGCGGTCACGTAGGTATCTACGTAGTAGCGGGTTTCATCATCGGTGATGTCGTCATCCTTGCCGCCTTCTGGCGGCGTGATAGCGCCAATCCCGACCGGAACGCCAGGCGCAGGAACCCCAAGCCGATACCAGGCTGTCGGCTTGTTGCTGCCGCCAGTGGCGATCTGAGCATGGGTCACCTTGGGGTATTCCCCATCGGTGTAGTAGACGCGCTGATACCCATCCTGGGCGATTGGTGAATGAATGGCCTCAACCACCTTGTTCCATGCAAACCAGTGCTCGCCATAGCGGAACAGGGTCTTTGGTGTGATTGGCAACACCACTCCGACGCTCACATCCTCCTCAAGGGGCGAGATTACGCCGTGATCGAAATGGCAATCGCGGGCCACCACGGCCACTTCATCAGGCAACAGGTGAGGCTCCACGCGCGGCGTTACACCTCGCATGGTGACGATATCAATGGCTGACATGGGATTCTCGGCGGGCAGGAAACAAAAAGGCCCACTCAGAATAGAGCGGGCCATGATGGGTAAATCCTAACGCTGACAGCGCCGGTAGGCAAGACTCACATACCAGCCGGATCTGAGGCCCAGACATATTGCGGGGTTTCGACAACCACGGTCACCGGCGCCAGCGCGGCGGCCATTGCGGGGTCTTGGGTTCGCACGTTGGCGTGATAGCCTGGGACCGGTTCGCGCACGGCTATTTCCACCCCATCGACAACAGTCACCTCGCCAGTGGGGCGCGTCACCATACCGGGCGGCAACAGCTGCAACGAGGCTGTTGGGTGATAGAGGGTGCCGGTCTCATGGTCTTTGATAAAGCCGGCAGCCAGCAGGGCTTTGGTCATGGCAGCCTTATCGGCCGCCTTTAAGTTGAGGTCGATAAAGTCGGTCATGCGGATGCCACCTTGAGTTGATCGGCAGTGAGAGGCTTTTTAGTCCAGATTTTCAGGTCACGAAGATGGCCATATAAGGGTCTGGCATTTCCTCCGTTCCAGATGTTGCCTAGCACGATGGCAGCTTTGTTGGATGAAGAACCTGGCGTGGTTTGTTGAACTGCTACGATTTTTCCATTCATTGCCACTGTGATAGCACCGTCAGCTGCCACTGTGTAGGCTAAGTGGTGACGCTGCCCGAGTGGGGCTTGCACTCCTGACATGGCCTTTCCTGCATGACGCACAACGACTGATGGCCCAGTCGCTAACACGCCTGAGAAGTCGCTCAACTCCAACACCCGATAACCGTCAGGATTGATCGAGTCAAACTCTATCGCCAAACTAAACCCAAGCTGGCTTTCTCCTAGATTTAGTGACTGAGGCAGTGTGGCCACATCTGCAGCGCGAGCGGCAGCTGCGCCGGTTGTTGGCTGATAGGTTGATGCAAATGGCAATGCTTCGATTTGCGGGCACCCTGCCACGAAATCAAACGCGGCACCGTATGAGCCAAATCTAATTTGGTGAGTGCCTGACGCCTGACTGGTAAACGTTGCGGTATATCTCTCCAACCCGCCCACAACAACGCCGCTGCGAACCATGCTAGCTGCTATGGAGTTTGTTCCGTAATAAACGCCTGCTTGAGGGTTCAGAACACTTTTATCAATATAAATCGAGGCGGTATAAACAGTGCCCGCGATCAGCTCTGCATTGTTTGTCCATACATCGCCATTACCCGTTGGCTTGATTACGCGGGTGATAGAGTGGGGGAATGATGGATTGCTGACAGCCTCATAGGACACACCAGCCGATGCGTTCTTAAATGACGTACTTGTTGGGATTAAGTTGCTGATCTGCCCACCTATCAGCAGGCCATTTCGCTCAAAGCGCGGCTCGTTGACCGCTGCGACTTTCATGTCGTCATTTTTGTCGGTGTATGTCGCTGTAGTTGAACGGGAGAAATTGACATAGCGGGCCACCACATCATCCCCCACCTTAACCTCTCGGCCATTGCCAACAAACAGTCGCAGCGAGTCGGTCAGAGGCGCCCACACATCCGGCAGGGGCAGGGCAGCAGCGGCCACCATCCCCGCCGTCCTGTCAGCCTCATCCTTTGAACGGTTCGCTTCGTCCCGGGATCGATCTGCCTCGACCTTGGAGCGGGCCGCCTGGCCTTCACCATCGCTTGTCACCCGCTTCCATGGGACCAACTTGTGGGTGGTGCCATCGGGGGCTGTAACAGTGATTTCGGCCGCATCGCTGGTAAACAGCTGCTGCACCATGTCGGATTGGCCCTGGTAGTAGGACAGCGAGGCATTTAGCTTGCGGGCAAACTCCGGGATAGAGTCAGAGAAGGTGGTGATCACCTCGTAGGCTTTGCCGGTACCGGTAACCCCACGAAACGCCTGCACCAAGAACAGCTCGGTGTTGGATACCACATAATCGACCTCATAGAGGTCAACCGTTGCCCCGGTGGTCATACAAAAAAGGTGGCCCTTGGCCACCCCGTTCTTGGCATCTGCGAAGGTGGTTCCGGTGCCGGTCACCTTCTTGCTGCCGCTGGTGACAGCTACAGTGCCGTCACGCTTCCACAATCCTGCCATCTATGCGCCCCCTTACTGACCTGTCACCCGGTTAAAGCCGGCCTGCTGGCGGGCTTCCATATTGGCGTCAGCCTGGGTTTTCTCGCCCAGCTGCTGCAGGAATGCGTTGTAATGGCCGGCAGCACGGTTGCTGTTGGCGGCGTACTCGGCATCCTTGGAGAAACAGCGGTAGAGCATGAAGTCGATGATCGGGTTGATGTAGATATCATCCAGGTCGGCCAGCGCCGGCGTGCTGGCGTTCTCCACATCGGCCAGTTGCTTGGATTGCGGGGCGACCGAATAGATCACATCCACCTTTACCGCTTCGGCCGGGCCGGGATGCAGATAGAAGGTCTTGGGATCGCGATCTTCATAGCAGTAGTTATCAACGGATGCCGCTGTCTTGCCGGAGTGCCAATCTGGGTAGCTGTCATCCAACGCCTTGCGCGGCACGAAGCGAACCACCTTGCCGTTGGCATTGCGCAAGACTTCAATCAGGCGTAGGGCATCAGCTGGCAGCGCCTGCTTGGTACCGGCCGCGCAGATAAACTCGACGTTCTTGGTGTGAGCGTCAGGGCGAACCAGCACGATCGCCTTGGTGGCGTCGTTGTAGTAGTCCAGCAGCTCCTGTTTGGGCCAACGGGTAAAAGTGGGATCGACCAGCAGGGTGTTGACCCGCTTGATGATGGTTGCAATGGACACGGTAGCCATGGCGACTCCTTAGAAAAAGCTGTGTTTGCGGGGCGGGTTGTAGAACTCAACTTGAGTCGGTGCGCTGTGCTGTTTGCGGAACCGGCCGGCACGCCGCCACCCTTCAACAAACTCGGAACGATGGTAGTTGGCACGCTTTGGATCAGACCAGGGGCGGTCTGGCTGGGCGTAGAGCAGTGCGGCCACACCATGGGCGATGGCCTCGGCATGGTCGGTGTAGAGCTGTGCCGGTAGCTCCTTGGCGCCTTTTATCGGGGCGGCTACGTACCAGATCCGTACATCATTGAGGTCGGTCAGGATGCTCAACTCATTTGCGGATAAGGCGAAGTAGTCACACCCGGAGTTCAGTGGCACGCCATCAGCACCGGTGAGGTGCAGCACATTGCAGGAGGTGACCCCGTCCACATTGCACACTGCTTCCAGGCTACCGGCTGACGCCCTAGGAAGGAGGCGATCGAGAGTGATCAGCTCTGATTCTCGGCAGAAGGTGATCGCCGCTTCGGTTACGGCCTCCTCCAGCAGCATCTCGAGCGGGCCGGTGATATGCAGCCTGACGGTAGGCAGGAACTGCTCGCGGGGCACCATCTGCATGCTATTCCCCCTGCTCTGCCAGCTTGGCCTTCATGGCATCACGCACTCGCAGCCGGTAGTCACCCACCTTCTCTTGAGGGGCTTGCGGCTCAACCTGCAAGTCCTCCCCCTCCACCAGGGTCGCCAGCTGGGCGCTGGTCATCTTGGTGAGGTCGCGGTCGCCGACCACAAAGCTTTGCTCTTCAGCCAGGCGGGCTGCTTCAGCAGCAAGGCGTTCCTGCTCATCGGCCTCAGCCTTGGCAATGGCCCCCTGCCGCTCCAGCTCATCCGCCAGTGCGTCATGGCGGATCCAGACGGTGGGGAACTCCAGCAACTGCATGGCGATGTGGCTCTCCACATCAACAGCGGTGTGGCGCGGGAACACCAGGCGGGATCCGGTGACGGTATCTTTCTTGCTCGGCTTGTCGCCGATATAAACCACGGCAATCTTGTCGCTCACTGCAATATCTCCAATCCAGAAATAAAAAAGCCCGGCGCGGGCCGGGCATGGCGTGACGGGCAGCCTTACAGGTTGCCGATCACCTCATAGTGCAGCTTGAGCTTGACGGTGCCCGTTGCCGCACCACCGCCGACGGTGAGGGTGATCTCCTGGTCAGGTGCCGTCAGCAGGTCGTCAACCGGAATGTACTTGGCCACCGCCGTCACCGTGCCTTCGGCGTTGATGATGACGGTGTCGCCCATCTTGGCCGTGATGGTAGTACTCGCGCCCAGTGCAGTGCTGAACATCGTCACTCCCACCACTTTCAGGTTGGGCTCCACTTTGTCGCCAAATGCGACGACGTCGCCGGCCGGTACCGCCGCCAGCTTGGCCACCAGGGTCGGAGAGATGGAAAGGTTGCCGAACGCACCGACAAACCAGCGATACGCTTTGGCGATCAGGGTAGTTTTGGCCATGACATGGCTCCTTATTGGGTCTGATAAACAGAGAGGGGGCGCTCACCCCCTCTGGTTTAGGGCTTAGCGGCCGATGGGGCTCACGGAGGTATCCAGCACCATGCAGCCATGGTCTTGGATGTTGCCGTTGCGCTGCTTGAAGCGGATTTTCTGCAAACCGGACACCCAGTTGATGGAGAGCTCGGTCGCGTTGCCGTGGTCGGTTTTCTCTTCGTGCATACCGAAGGAGCCACCCTGCTCGCCAGAGCCGAAGGCATTGGCCAGCGCCTGGCCACCCAGCAGCACCGCGCGGTCGATGGTGGTACCGGCAACCTTGTCCACTTCCACCCCGGTCGCGGAGTTGGTCGCGCACACCTTGACGGCGCTGCCTTGGTTGAAGCGGATCGGCATGCCCTTGTACTGCTTGACCAGGATGCCGCGCCACATCGCACCTTCACCACGGAAGATTGGGTGATTCCAGCCCTTGGCGCGCTCTGCCACTGCTGCCAGCATGGCGTTCCAGTCTTTGCCGGAGCTGGAGGTGTAGAAGTCGTGCCATTGGCGCGGGGTGACGTAGAGCACATAGAGCGGCTCGCCGCCGGAGGGGTCTGCCACCATGCGGATCGGTTGGATGGGGTTGGCCATCTCGGACAGATAGAGCGCCATGTTGTCCACGCAGCCGAGATTGAACCGGTCCGCGGCGTCGATGGCTTCGAAGGTGGTAGCATCCCCGCCGAAGAAGTGGCGCTCGTAGGTTGGTGCGGTCAGCGGGTTGATCATGATCTCCGAAAACTCGGGATCATCAGCAAGCGGCAGGATGATGTCGGTTGCCGAGTAATCGCCGCGAGCTCCGGCCAGCTGGGCAAAGCCGCGCTGGTCAACCAGGCGGCCGTAGTAGCCATCACCCAGCAGCACTCGTGCAGTCTTGATCAGGTCATGCTTGGTGCGCTTCTGGCTCATCTTGCCGCCGGCATCCACGCCATGGCGGGTCTGGTTGATCTTGAGCGAGAAGTCGGCGAAGGACATGCTCTCCAGACGTCCAGCCAGCTTCTTGTCACCCATGGTCGGGCGGCCAGACAGTTGGTGGAACAGCTGCATATCTACTTCATCGCCCGCCCCCTTGCTGAGATCAGTGATGCGGACCACCGGAGCGCCGGCGCTGGTCTGCTTGCCGCCGTTGACTTTGGCGCCCTTGGGGGCCTCTTCGGTCAGCATGTTCACCAGCGAGTGGGAACGGTTAGCCGTCGTGAACAGGGCGGCCTGCATAATCTTGTTGGCTTGCGCCGAGGTGACTTGGGTCATGATCCTCTCCTACATGAAAACAAAAACCCCGACACAGTGGTCGGGGTTGGCTTGTATAGATGGGTTGTGGGTTAAAGCCCGGACTGTTCCAGCAGGGCGTCAATCTGGGCGTCGGTCATGTTGCCGAACTCCCCGACCAGCTCGGTCTGGGACATGGCGCTATAACGTTCAACACCGGTAGCCGGCGCGTGATGGGTTTGGCCCAAGGCTGATGGGCTGGACGGGATGTGGTCAGTAGGCTTTTCCGCTGCCTTGCTGGGTGCCTTAGCGGGAGGTGGCGCGGTGTCCACGGCATCGCCAAAGGCCAGTTTGGTACGGCGAGCAGCCTCTGCGAATCGCTCATCCAGCGACTTGGCTTGCCACGCGGGGTCAGCCTGGAGCTTTTCATCGACGATGATGGCGAAGTCAAAACGGTCCTGGTCCTTTTCACGCCAGCTCACCAGATCAGGTACCGCCTGCAGTGCGGCCTGCACCGGGGTGAGAGTGGGTTGAACCTGCTGCGGGACTGCTTGTGGCTCCAGCTTTTGGAGCTTGCGAGCAATGGCTGCGATGGACTTGCCGAGATCCGGGTAGTCCTGCGCCAGCTGCTCGAGCTCCTCCTGACTGATGTCGTCGGGGTCCACATCGGGGTTGATCCCGTGCTTCTCCATCAGCGCCTGCAGTTTGTCCCGTTCAGCCTGGGCCTGCTGAGATAACGCCAACTGCTCACGCAGCTGCTTGGCTTCATTGCGCGCCTGCTCCAGCACTTCATACGGGATTGTGTGTTGACCATTCTTGGCCAGGATCACCTTCTCAGGCTCCGTGGCCCCTTCACCGCCCTGCTCGGTGCTGGCTTGTTCGTGACCGGCTGCCACCTCGTCCGCCGACGGCGCGGGTTGCTCTACGTCCGTTTGCTTGGTGCCAGTGCCATTGTCCAGCTCGGCATCGGGCTCACGCTCGATCTCCTCCAGCATGGCTTCCAGTTCGTCCAGGCTTTCAGTCCCGGTCAGGTTGTCGATGTTCGTATCCATGGTTGTCCTCGTGGGTTTTCAGTGGGTGGTATCGCTGCCCAAGCGGGGGAAGGTTCTCTGAAAGAGCGCTCCCCGGCTGGGGCTGGGCGCAAAAAACCAGCTCGAGGCTGGTTATAAAAAAGCCCGCGGAAGGCGGGCGAAAAGGTATAAGCACGGGAGTCTGTAGACTCATATCGAATAATATAAGGCTCGCTACATTCAGCTCTACTGTCATTTCTACCAATGAAAAAGGCCCAATCTCGAGAGACTGGGCCATGATGGAGAAATCGTAACGCTGGGCGATCAGGAAAGCAACTATCAGAGCGCGATCGCGTCTATCTGCTGCTGAATGGTGTCCAACAGCTGAGCCTGCAGGGCTGCCTGTTCGGTTTGCATCACCTCCTGCTGGGCTGCCAGCTGCTCCATCTCCTGCAGCGTCTTGCCGGTCTGGGCCTGCTTGAGGGCGTCCTCGAAGCGGATGGAGTCGGTAAGCTTGGCGATGCGCTGGGCCTCTGCCTGCCACTTGGCGGCCTTGCCTTCCAACTCTGCCAGCTTGGCCTGCATCTCGCGCATTGCCAGCTCCTGCTGCATCTGGGCCTGCTGAGCCTGCAGCTCTGCTGCGGCACGCTCCTCGTCGTTCATTTCCTCCGGGTCTTTCTGGATGTTCAGGGCATTGCGGATCCGCTCCACAAACTCGGCCTTGCGCGGTACATCCATCAGCTCGACCAGCAGGTCAAAGCATGCTGCTGCGGCCTCTGGCGGCAACTGGGCCATAGCCTGGGTCATCCGTTCGGCCAGCTGCTGCTTGTAAGCGGCGGTTTGCTGGATCGGCGCCAGGGCGATATGAGCTCGCAGCCTGGTCACGTCGTTGGTCAGCTTGCCATCCTCTTGCTCCACGTTGAGGACCACCGCTTTGCGCCGGCGCGGATCGTCACGGTTCACCGTCACCTTGTAGTTGCGCTTGTTGGCCATATCCTCCAGCAGGTATGCCAGAGCCAGCTGCCCCACCTGCTGGCAGCCCATTCGGTAGTTGTCGTTGATCTCGGAGAGTGTCGTAGCGCCCTGCTCTACCAGGTTGCTGATCGCCACCCCTGACTGGCCGGTTGAGCCCTGCCCCAAGAAGGCCGCATAAACCCCCATGGTGTCCTGGATCAGTTTCACCGAGTCTTGCATCACCTGGAACTGCTGGGCCGCCACGTTGAAGTCCTGCTCAACCTTGAAGGCGTCACTCACGCTGGTCTTGTTGGCGCGGTCCGGGTTGAGCTCGATATAGCCATCCGGGCGCTCCACCTGCTCAAGCACCTGATCCCGGCTCATGTTCGTGGCGTCCTTGTCCATGATGACGCGCTTGGCCTGCAGCAGGAACGTCAGCTTGATTCGCCGCAGGTTCACCTCGTCTTGCGCCGGCATAGCCCGAGCAATCAGGCCGTATGGCTCGCCGGTGCGGTCTTTCCGGTACCCCCAGAACGGCACCAGCGGATACATGTTGTGGGGCGCAGTGCAGGGACGGTCAACCAGATGATGGGGGCCGACAAACCAGGTCTCCCGGATCACGGCCACCGGGCGGCGTTCAAGCCTGGCCCGGCCCATGGTGAGCGCGGCCAGATGCAACTGATTGGTCTTGTCGTACTCCAGCGCCCGGCCAGAATCGAGCATCAGCACCTGACGCATTGTGTAGGTGCGGTAATAGACCACCTGCAGCAACACCCGGTCCCGCTCTCGGCTGCACCACTCGACTTCCTTGCCGCTGAACTGGCTCCATTCGTCGTAAGCGCTGACCAGGTTGGGGTCGAGCCCCTCTACGGCGCTCAAGCTGACAACCCCTGCCCAGTCATTCACGCCCCACTCCAACGCCTGAGCCTTGCTCGGGAACATGGTCTTGGCCTCATCCAGATCGACCCAGCGGCGGCGCATCAGCCAGCGGCAGTCGCTCAGGTCCGGCTCTCGACTGTGCCAGTCCCAATAGACCTCATCACGATGGACGTTACTGAACTTGTAGCGCGGACCGAACGGGTCATCGCGCCGGCAGACCTCCACCCAGCCCATGCCGGTCTTTATCTGGCCGCCGTAGGCCTCGCCTCGGGCGCGGTCCAGTCCGCCCAGGCGGCACATGTCGGCGTATTCGGCATTGACGGCCTCGGCCAGCTGCTCGAGCTCATCGTCGTGGTCGTCGGCGATCACCATCAGATCGGTGCGGCTCTTGGCCTCCATCCCCAGCACGCCATCAATAGTCGGGGCGATGAGATTGTGGATGGTGATGGGCTGGCCCCGCTCCTTGAGCACCTTGACCACCTCAGGGGGCAGTTGGTCCCCGTCGTAGTAGGCGCAAGCCCGGTTCGCCATTGAGCGCCAGTCAGGCTGGCCGTTGATATCGCTCATCAATTTGAGCAGTCGCGGGGTATCGAGGCCACCTTTCTCAGGGGCCTTGGGTTGGGCGTTGATCATCAGTTGGCCATCCAGTGCTTGGGTTTGCGGGAGGTTTCGGATTTGACGATGCGGGCCGGCATCCGGGCGCGCATCTCTTGGGCAATCATGTAGCTCATCAGCTGGTCGTCGTAGCAGCCGTCCTGGGCGTTCATGCTGCCGCTCTTGTCGTAGACGTAGGTGGTTGCCTCGTGAATGGTGCCTATCCAGCGGATCCCGGACTGCCCGGCACGCAGCAGGGCCTTGAGGCCATCAACCAGGATCGGCTTGGACTGCCTAGTAGTGAGCCAGCCGAGGCGCGGCGTCTCGTCGTCGCGGTCCCGGTCAATGTGCTCCTGGGTGTAGATGCGCCGGGTCGGGTAGATCTCACGGAGCTTGAGCAGCACGGCGTGACCGTGGTTGTTGCGCTCCGGGCCGATGTAGGCCGGGCCATGCTCTGCAGTGCCATAGAAGCGGCCGACGTGGGCCAGCAGTTGGGCAAACAACCCGGGATCCAGATGCCCGAACCAGTGGGCCACCTGCCGACCGTCGCTCTTGGCGGTCACGTCGAGGCTTGAACGGTCGCCGTGCTCCAGCCCTTCCGCCACGTCGGCACCAATGGCGTAGTCCTCGTCGGGATCTGGCAGCTCCCAGACCAGCAGCATGTTCTCGAGGGAGCGCTGGCCACGCTCGTCCAGCTTCTCAGGCTTGCGAGCCTTCTCCCGCCTGCCGGTCACCGGGTCGATGTCGTAGACGATTAGCGGGGCCATGCAATCGCCCTCTGCATCCATGGTATGGATGGGGTCGAACACCCGGCGCCCAGAGGTCAGGAAGGCCTCCAGCGGCGTGCTGGGGAACTCTTGCTTCATCTCGGCGCCCAGAGTGGACTCTTTCAGCACGTACCACTGCCGCTGCTCGTCGGTAATGGTGCAACCCATCGCCTTCTCGACCGCGGCGAAATACTCCGCCTGGGTCTTGCTCATCACCACGCCGGATGCCGGCACGTCGGCACGATACTTGGGGTCCTGCCACCAGGCGAAGAAGTGGAACTTCCAGTCGAGCTGGCTGAGCTCACCGGAGGCCCGGGCCAGCTCGAGGGACTTCATGCTCATGGCATGGAAGTCGCCGCCCACGCCTTCCGCTGTTGATTCGATGAAGGCCACGGCGCCCGGGTGGATTGCCTGCAGGGTACCGGTACGCACCTCCTTGGCCTTCTCGGGATACTTGGCACAAATCTTCCCGTGCTCGGAGACATGCAGGCGCTGGACGGTACCGGACCGGAACGAGGTGGCCACCTGGATGCTGGAGCCGTGCCGGAACAGAATGTGCCCGCCATTCGCCCCGCCGCGCCGGGTCACCACTTTGAACTGGGCCTTGAGCCAGCCCGGCAGGTTATCGAACGGGACTTCAATCTTGGTGCGATAGATCTCGCCGGCGGCCGTCAGGTCCTGGGCGATGATCCCGCATTTGATGTTCTTGTTGAACAGCGCCTCATCCAGCAGGTAGATGTCGATGGCCGTGGAGAACCCAAGCTGGCGCGCTTTGAGGATGATGTTCAGCCACCACATGGTCCGGAACAGCAGCTCCTGCGCTGGACGCAACCGGAAGCGCACCAGCTGGCCCTGCTCGTTCTCGATCATGTAGAGGTTGTTCATCCGCCACCATTTATCGCTGAGCTTCGAGCGGATGTAGGCAACCTGCTCCTGCTCAGTCATGGCGGAGATGTCGAGTTCGGTCATTGGGGAATCTCAGGCAATAAAAAACCCGCCGAAGCGGGAAATTCATAAGACTATAATTTATTTAAAAAAGTACGCCATCATTGACAACACAATCATTATTGATGGTAAGACACCATCACCAAAATGAGTATTAAATATCGACTGACTAAACCATGAATATCTATACCTTGCATTTATAACAGCAAAGGCAATAGGGTTTGAAAATAAATCAACCTGCATATTGCGCGTCATTCTTTGACCTGAAAAATCGACATCTATATGTGACAGTGTAATCTTCGAAAAGCCAACGTTGCTCAAAAGCATCGTATAGATAGGTTGTGCGGCAGCAGCGATCGCCAGCTCAGGATATCTTTTCACTTGAGCATCTTTAGCTTTTTTTTGCACACGCTCAACCCAACGAGCCACATAACCATTGCATCTTGTTTTAGATATAGCCTCTTTTTCTAACTCGCTCCTAATACTCTTACTCACAAGTAAATGGCGCCACCAAAGATATACTGAAACCAACACCATTGAAAACTCTAAAACATATGGCTGTGAAAAATGAACCTTAATAACAACAGCTGACACCTCACCATCAATTCTCCCTCCTGCCAAAGCGTATATAGCAATCAGGCTAGATACAAAGAGACTATTTCTCCGATATAGACGCTCAACTTCATTACTATCTTCAATATCTTTTTTTATATTCCCAGTCATATTTAGCGCTCACCTGTCCAGTCACGGTTAATATATCACGACATCAGCCCCCCGGTCCCCATCCCCTGCAACTCATCAACCATCTCACGGACCGGAGTAGCCTCGCTGCCACCATCCTTCTCGAGCCGGTCGGCCTCGGCGGTCAGCTTGCGAGTTGCTGCTCTGATGCGGCGGGTGTCCTCCTCTATCTTTGGCACGTTAACGGCATCAACCATCAGGGCGCTCAGGGTGCGCTCGATGGACTCAATCCGCTGGATGTTGCGGTCGAGGGCCTGCTCTGCTTTCAGGATCTTGTCGTAGAGCGCTATCCGGTCGGTCATCTCGGTGGCCGTGACCAGGTCCTGCTGCAGACCCTTGAGCAGCTTGGTGACGGAGATAACGCGTGCCCGGGTGAACTCCAGCTCATCACGTAGTTGCAGCTCGCGGGCCTGGTCGAACAGCTCCTCTGCATCGAGGAACTTGGCATAACCGCCGTGGGTCTTGGCTATCTGCATGCCCGGCTTGATGTTGGCGGGCGGGTTCGGGTTGCCTTCATACTCGCCTCGGACGAAGCGGCCAGCACCATCCCGCCCTTTGTTTTTCGAGGTCTGGTCCGGCTCGGGCTGGGATTGTGGGGATGCGGAGGACCTTCCACCCCTTCGCTCTCCCCCTTTGGCCTTGGCCTCATTCCCTTTGGCTTGCGCACTTTGCGCAGACTGCGCAGTTTTGCGCACTTCGGAATGCGCAGATTGCGCAGCTACGCGAGATTTATCAGATTGCGCAGGGGATTGCCCCCGAGATTTCAAATAGCGACGCGCCGAGTTGTAGTTCAGGCCGCGGCTGTCGCACCAGTCTTTCGCACTGATGCCTGTCGCTTCATGCTCCTGCAGGAACTCTGCATTGAGCTGTGCCCAGTCGGTCTTTGCCATTTAGATAGATAGCTCACCTTCAACGATGATATCGCCGGGTACCGGCTTGTGGGCTGCAGCTACCATCACAGAAACACCGGAAGAAAGAACAACCACCGCCTCGGCCCCGTCGTAGTGCTCAACACGGGTGATAACCCCAGTCACATCGATACCGCTTTCCACTTCACTGCTCCAGTTCATCTGCATCACCTCCTCCCCTTCCCCAGAAAGACAAACCCCGCCGTTATGGGCGGGGTGTCATGGTTGCGATACGCAGGGAGTCATAGGCCCGCTCGCAGGCTAGTCCTGATACTCGAGCTCGGTCATACGCTGCTGCCAGCTCACCCGCTCTTTCGTCAGCCCGGCTGAGCAGGTCGGCGAGCACCACGGCAGGCTGTTCGGCTGCCGGGCTTCCTTGGGTAGTGCTGGAATGGCTGGCGCACTGACTTGCTCGGGCTGCCAGGCGGCGGGCTTGCTCGCGCAGCCGGCCAGACTCAACGCCAGCAGCAGCGGCATCAGCTTGTGCTTGGGCGATCTGTTCTTGTGCATGATCTCTCACCTCATCGATTTCTGCCTGGCGGCGCTGTTCTTCCTCCCGGGCCTCAAGCTCGGCCTTGGTCCTGGCTGTGGCCAGACGGGTAGCCTCTTCATTCCACTTTGCCTGCCAGGTCTTGCGCTCCCCCTCCTCCCCAGCAGCATGGCCGGAGCGATAGAGCGCCACCCCGCCGCCGGCCAGGGCGGTTATCACCAAGGCACCGGCCAGGAACGGCAGCGCCTTGCTCTGCGGTGTCACTTCCATCACGCCCCCCTGCACTTCGCATTGAGGCGCAGCCGGTCTTTCCAGAGCCCGGGGCAAACCCGGTTCCCTGGCGCCGAGCAGTCCTGGTTGCCGGCCCGCTTGAACAGCAGGATCGCCTCGCAGGCGCCCGGGTAGTCGCCAGCATTCAGGCGCTTCACGATGGTGGAGCGGCAGAAGGCGCCGGGGCCGATGTTGTGGGAGAGCTCGACATAGGCGTCGAACTCATACTGGTGGAGTGGCACCTGGATGCATGCCTTGAGGGCGTCCTCGAACACCCGCACCTCCCGAAGACTCCTGTTCACCGCGGCGACGGGCGTGATGGTGTCACCCATCTTGACCCCTTCGGTGCTCCCAAAGCCTATCGTGGGGAGCTTGGTGCCATGTACCGGGTCAGGGTAAGCCGTCGGCTCAAACCCCTCCCGATTCAGGAGCCCCACAAAGCCCGCAGCACTCAGGCTGAGCGCGGCAATGGCAATGCGGACCTTGTTCATTTTGCACCTCCCTGCTGGCGACGCGGCTTGATGATGTTCGACCAGATAAACCAGCCCATCTGAACCGCTATCCACATCAACGTGGCGGCCAGCACCCAGTCATTGAGCGAATACCCGGCCAGCGTCATGCCGGACACCACCACCGGCGGCGCACTCTTTGCCACCCCCGCAGCAGCCGCAGCCGTCGCAAGATCTTCTTCTTTCCCCATGCATCGCCCCTCCAGAAACGACAAAGCCCGCACGAGGCGGGCCAGAAATGAAAAAGGCCAGGGTCACAAGGACTCTGGCCATCTTTGAGCAATACTAACGCTGGGGCGGCGGGGATTCAACCAGAAGCAGGCTCCCTAGATATCTGGCCCTTTCGTTTTTTCCAGCGCTTCACCAAAAGCACGATGAGACACAACGGTCCCAGTACCAGCAGGCAAACCAAGCTCACCATCAGTTTTGCAACTTTCCGATCGAACGAGCTCTTTACTGACGTGTCATAGACAACATTTTCATCCCCATGCCAGTAGTCAATGATGCGCTGAACAGCATACCTGCTGTATGGGTACAGCATGCCTAGCACTAGAAACTCCACAGTAATGATCAGCCAGCTCACAACTGGTACATGATTTTTTTGGGGCGTTATGAGAGTCATTGCAACAGGGAATGCCACAAAGAGACATAAGACCACTATCAACTGTCGTTTAAAGAAAGCCCTGGGTAACAATAAAATTGTATTTTCCTTCAACGCCTAATACCTCTATGCCAAATTTTCATTTTTGTTCTGGTTTGAACTTCGATGTTTCGTCTCGACTCACTGAAAATTTATCTTGAGCAAAATATTTAACCCGGTCATTCTCTTTGTCATACACTGCACAATTTCTTGCGCCGCAATACAAAAATGGATATCCAGTTTCGTCTCCATCGATATAAACAAGAGGAGTTTCACCTTTTTTTATTGACTCAATATTTGCAACTGCATCCTCGCCGCCTTGCTGTTCATGATGAGCGATGACGAATACGAAAAACACGCTACAAGAAAGAGTCATCCAGGTTGCAAGCCTGATTGTTCCCAGTCGCCTCATGATATAGCTCTCGCGTTTAAACTTAATGCCCACCTTTCTCAAAGGTTTTAGAAACTTACGCGCATACACGAATCGTTTGGAATTTGAGCCCCTAAATGCCCTATGCATTTGGTCTTTAATTTCATATGCAATAAAGGATATAAAAAAAAGAAATAACGGCAAAGCCATTAAAAACAATAGATTAATGATAAATCCATGATATAAGACTTGATGAAAACTACGTTCCATTAAGTCAGAATCTAGCCCCAGTCTTCTCAGTAATGCACTGGTATATGCGGTGCTTGATGCAAACAGAAAAGCCGTAGTAAGAACTATTAACCCTGCACTATTCAAAAGTCCCATTTCTCCTCCTTGTCAGACTGGGATTGCTTTGTAGGTCGTTGGCGCCAACTCGAACCCTTTCGAGACATCACCATTTTTCACATAAAACTCAGCGCTATTTGCCTCGCGAGAGTAACTGTGTACCCGGTATAAGCAGAATTGCTCTTGGTGCTTTCGAGAGACCATCACCTCATTCTCGCTGATGTAGAAGGGTGTGGAAGCCGGTCCTGTGGTGGTCTTGACCTCAATGAACCTCTCCCCTCCATCCAGATTGAATGAAAGAATGTCGTATCCAGCAGCAGAATCACTCAAGGCAACATGCTCGACCCTCGCGGCCAGGTCGTTACGTCCAGCTTCACGCAACCGCTCTTGTTCATGCGCCATAACCAGGAGCTCACCAGCTAAGCCTAAGTCTCGGTTTCTTTGTTCTCTGGCTGCCCAGTCGACAATGCCACCTTTGGCCCCCTTCCCTCCTTTCCCTGTTTTCTGAGTAGCCTTCGGCGGCAGTCCTTCCGTCAAGGTCCCGGGCTGGGCTTGCTCCGGTTCGGGATGATACAGGGGTGATAATGCAGGTCGGATGTACGCTGAGAAGTGGGAACGGATGTCCGATGGCAAAGGCCAGGTCAAGAGTCTCCAAGTGAAATGGACAGGGTTCTTTGACAGGGGATCCCAATCATTGAAGGCCAGCGGCCCCATGTAGGTGTAGTCCTCCTTTTTCGATGTTCGGAGGAACAACCGAACGTTATGGAGGTTCTCGTCATGCTCAACCAACCGCTGTATTTGAGGAGAATCCGGTGTTTGTTGGTTCTGCGACTTCCAAATGAGGAGGCCATCCTCCGTCAAGGCATCGTCATAGTTATTGCTCTCATGCATGCCGAGAGTGACGAAGAAGACAAAATCCCTTTCGCTTGGTGCCTTACTGATGATCCCAGATAACCCCCATGACCCGGCCCCCGGGGTGAATGATGCCCCAGGAGAGAGGATCGCTGCGACCTCTTCACGGGAGTAGATATGGTAGGGCTGCAGGCGGCTCGGAACATCCTTGGTGACAATGGTGAAACCCAGTCTTTCCAGGATGTTGAAACAAGGACTGTTAAGCCCACCGTCGAACTTTGAAGAAGGGAATGGATATCCAAGAAGCTCCTGCGCGGCCAGGCCCAGGATGGCCTTGGGAGGATATCTCCCCTCCTCAATCAGCACATCATAGGTGGTGGAGTGTTTATATGTTGGAACCAGACCGTCGAGGTGTCGGTAGGTTTCAGCCGCACGCAATACATAATCACTGGTCAGCCCGCTCAGTTCGCTCTCAAGATCTTTGCGTCTCGCTTTTTTTCCTTTTGCCACCGCGACTAAACCATTTCAAAACTAAGGTCACGCCAATATATCACTACTCAAGATTAAAATCAGTTCGATACTATAATGATTTGAAGGGTTTGCAATATGGAGGTGGACAAGGCATGAGATTGTGGCCAGCAATCTTCCAAACCCCGTTTTCAGGAATAGTTGTTACCGATTCCATAAATATTTCCTTTGAGCCACTGAACCTACTCTGATAGGTATGAACGACGAAAGGGCCCTTCATCCCATTAAGCTCCTCAGGAGTACTCGCAAGCATAAGCACCCGCTGCTCCACTTCACCCAACGGGTCCCTAACGTTTTTGCTCAAAGATATAAAGGTATTCTTATTGATTCGCTCGTTGTTCCGCTTGGAATAAAGTGCATACGCTGAAGCATAATCATGGGTATCTATAAGATCTAGATAGTGGGTAATCAAGCCCGCGGCATCCTCTTTCGGGGGGGTGACTTCAATGTTCAAGCTTGCTGGGTTAACAAACCATATTGACGCAAATAGTGCTAATGCTCCACCTGCACGAACCCCTCCTTGGAACGGCAGGGAAATATCTAATCTCAACAATCCTGGCAGCAATGCACCAATACCCGCAGCAGATAGCGCTATGATAAGACGAAACACAAAAAACTGGGCGGCTGATGGTGTGGGGTTTAATAAAACCAACACCAGGATTGTGCTAATAAAAATGACGCCAAAAGTAAAAACTGCAATTTTCTCTTTGCTTTGCATGGTCAACGCCATAATTACCTCTCAACACTTATTCATGTTTTTAATTCGTACCACCGCACCTGGCCGACCTCCAGCATCTTGCGGGGGCAGAATTTCTTGATAAATATTGAACCCGGCTTGAACAGCAGCCATATCATTGTTCAGCCTCAGATAACCTACCGCAACACAATCAGCATCAAGCTCTTCCTGGTAGCCAAGAACAGGCCACATCTGGGGAAGTGAGTTTAACTTTACTAGTGCGTGACCACGTGCATGGTGTGCGTACTCATGGGCACGCAAGAAGCGGAATCCAGGGGAGCCTACGCCACCCATCCTCTGAACCCATACTTCGTCGTAAATAATTACTGCTTGTCCCATATAGAATGTGGCAAGCCCTGCAAAACCTTGGCCTTGACCATCAGTGAGATATTCAGGTACTTGACCTACCCCAGGCAGAGGTCCCAAATTCAGGGGCTGCAACGCAAGTGAATTAAATGACGCTGTAGAAAGCCCCCACGCCAAAAAGATTCCACAGATATCTTTTGTTTTTATACGAAATACATTCATGACACCCTCCATGGTTGCACAGAAAAGATACTTCGTTCCATTTATCGAATGACAGCCATATTATCAAGACAGCCTTTGAAGACTGCGTTCCAGTCGCTCTCTTGTGTGACCCCTTGCATAGAGATCCCGATATTTAGCAAGGCCTCTTCCCATACTTGAGTATCTCGGAAGGCTTTCACCTTGGCTTGCTCCTGGCTCAACCCATCTTCTTGGGCATATGCAGCAAGCAGTTTCTCGGATGAGGTTGAATAAAGCCTCTCGAAGTAGGCTAGATCTGTTGCATCACGCACCTCAGTGCGCAATGCAATCAATTCATCTCTATCCCGCACCGAGTAGGCCTTCGCATCTTCGACAAAGGAGTCACAAGTCAGGTATGCACCATCGCTATGGCCTTGGGATCCCAGGGCCGCAAGTAGTGGGATAAGAGCTAGCAAGGTATTCATCCTGTCCACCTATGAAAGCGCTGTGGACTCAAACTCTAGTATCCCTCATTGAATCCAGCAATGGAGGCGGCGAGAGCAATAGACGTCTTCCTCATCTGCGCTCACTGACACATGCGGCTCGTCCAACCAAGCATCACCTCATGCCGATATATGGAAATCATCAGATGACCCCACCAGGCCTGGTTTCAATCGCCTCACGGTGATCTTACTTCTGCTCAACGCTATACTGTATTTATATACAGCACAATAGAGTTCCAAACATGTACGCAGTTCCCGACCTTGACGCCCGGCGTTGGAAATCCCCCTGTTCCTCTCCCCGGCCGCCTGCGGCTTCCCGTCTCCCGCCCAGGACTATGTGGAGCAGTCCATCGACCTGAACCAGCTCTGCATCGCACACCCGGCGGCAACCTACTTCGTTCGGGCGGCCGGTGACAGCATGGTGGATCACGGGATCCGTGATGGTGACCTGCTGATAGTGGACCGCAGCCGCAAGGCGCGCCATGGCAGCGTGGTGGTCGCTGCGGTCGATGGCGAATTCACGGTAAAGGAGCTGCAGCTTGAGCCGTCGATAGCGCTACTGCCTGGCAACCGGGCCTATCAGCCTATCTATTTCAATGAGGGGCAGGAGCTGGAAATCTTCGGAGTAGTGACCGGCGTCGTGCACCTGATGCCAACCCCATGAACAAACACTGCGCTGTTGCCCTGGTTGATGTGAACAACTTCTACGCCTCCTGCGAGCGGCTGTTCCGACCTGACTTGAAGGGACGGCCCATAGTCGTGCTCTCCAACAACGACGGCTGTGTGGTGGCCCGCTCAGCGGAGGCCAAGGCGCTCGGCATTAAGATGGGGGTCCCCTACTTCCAGATCCGCCAGTTCTTTGAGGCCATGGGCGGGATCTGGTTCTCCAGCAACTACGCGCTCTACGGTGACATGAGCCAGCGGGTGATGAGTATTCTGGAGGGGATGGCCCCGGCGGTGGAGGTATACAGCATCGACGAAGCGTTCATCGAGCTAAGCGAGAGATGGGCGGGCGATCTGGTGGAGTATGGCCGCCAAGTCCGCGCGCGGGTGCTGCAGTGGACCGGACTGATCGTGGGGGTCGGCATCGGCCCCACTAAGACGCTGGCCAAACTAGCCAACTACGCCGCCAAGAAGTGGCCGGCCACCGGGGGCGTGGTGGATCTGCGGGATGAAGGGCGGCGCGCCAGGCTGATGGCCATCACCCCGATCGAGGAGGTCTGGGGCATTGGCCGGCGGCTGTCGGCCAAGTTGGAGGCCCAGGGCATCAAGACGGTGGCGGACCTGGTCGCTGCTGACCCCAAGGCGCTGCGCCGCCGCTATGGCGTGGTGGTCGAACGCACGGTGCAGGAGCTGCGGGGGATCCCCTGCGCCGAGCTGGAGCAAGAGGCCCAGGCCAAGCAACAGATCATCTGCAGCCGGAGCTTCGGCGAGCGCATCACCCAGATCGGCCCCATGCACCAAGCGCTGGCCGGCTACATGGAGCGGGCAGCCGAGAAGCTCCGGGAAGAAGGGATGTGCTGCCGGCATGTGACCCTGTTCATCCGCACGAGCCCGTTCAGCGACAAAACCCCCTACTACGGCAATCAGGTGAGCACCAAGCTGGCCATGCCAACAAATGACACCCGGGCGCTGCTGGCCCTGATCCCCCAACTACTCCCCCGCATCTGGCGCGATGAGCAACGTTATCAGAAGGGCGGCGTCATGCTGGCCGACTGCACACCGGCCCACATGCAGCAGGGCGACCTGTTCGCTGCGGAGCAGCAATCACCACGCAGCGAGGCGCTGATGCAGGTCATCGACAAGATCAATCAGGGGAGGTTGGGAAAGGTCTACTTCGCGGCCAGAGGCCGGGATACCCGGGAATGGATGATGAAGCGGGAGCAACTCAGCCCCCGTTACACCACATGCCTCAGCGAGATCCCCGAGGTGAAGGCATAGCCCTCACTAGGCTAATTTGTTACTTCAAAAATATACACAGAGAAGATCTTGCGTAACTTCTCGTCATTCACCTATCATCTTCATGCACATTGTGCGCGCACAACGTGCAACCCCATAAACAGGAGTTGATACCATGGAAGACAAAGAAGAGCTTCATCGCAGAGAGCGGCTCATTTCAATCATTCACGCCTATTTCGGCGGTGATAATGATCGCGTTGTACAAGCGATCTCAGAGACAACAGGTCAGAAAGTTACTGTGCGGAGCATCCAGGCCTGGCTCATCGCTCCAAATAAAGTTAGCTATCGACGAGTCCCTGACTGGGTATTGAAAGGACTTGAAGACTACATCATGCAGCCAGGTAAAGAACAAGAGCTCAAGGAGTACACTGCCCTTCAACAAGAGCGAAGATCCAGCTCTATCAATAGGGGGAATAGCTTGATTTACGAAATGAGGAGCCAAAAAGCTGTTGAGTTCGCAACTCGAGAGATCGAGCTTGATGAGCAGGTGCGTCAGCAGTGGATAGATGAGTTTGGCAAGTCAGGTGGAGGGAAGTTATTTGACCATTTAAACAGGCTGGAAAGACAGTTGTCATCGGTATCATCAGCTTTCGGCGCGTTACTAAATGCAATTGACCAAAGCCGCGATATCGACCAACTAAAGGAGCTAATTGATGATTCAATTACGTCCGATGTAAAGGCAAGATATTTCGTAAGGCAAGCACGTGCAGACATTGAGCGCGGTGTTGATGAATTTAGTAATGCTGAGGGTTTGCCTGCATCAAAGCCAACGAATCAGTAAAGGAAGCGTCAGCGAGATCCACGCGGTGAAGGCATAGCCTTGGAAAGGCGGGCCAGCTTCGACCGCAACACATTTAGCCGGAAAGACTGTAAATCTGGAAGCGTCTCAGGATGAATAGCCAACACCTTGATAAAGACTCGCTGAGGGCTTCTCTTTCCTGCCTCGCGCTTGCAACTGCGTGTCTCTGCCTGCGTGCCCACATAGCGGCACGCTCGGAGATAAACGACCGCTTCGCGAGCCACCTCAGTGGGGATGCTCAGCCGCTCAGCCACCTCGTAAAAGTCAAAGAAATCACCGTGGAGCAGTCCCCAGCCGGCAACTTGTAAGGCCATCGGTTTCAGCTTGCTATCCATTTACCTCACCTAACAACCGATTAGAACAAGGTAAACAGATAGCACCTGAACCACACTTTACTCAAGCAACTCTCATCTCCCTCACCTGCTGGTCCATGATCTTGGTTAGGTCTGACGCTTGGTGGATCACCTCATCAACCAACCGCTCGACATGCAGGCGCATCTCCTGGCCGAACTGGCGCGACACCAATTCAGCATCGGGCACTACTCGCCCGGTACCGTGGCACTTCGGGCACTCGTCCCCCGGCGTGGCCGTAATCCGGTTCCCTTGCAGTGCGGGCAGCGTCCTGATTGCATCATCTCGGCCACGCAGTGGTCATTGGCCAGGGACAAGATCCCGTTTCGCTCATCCAGCAGGCGCTGGTATTCGTGATCATTCCCCGCGCGGTGCGCCCGCTTGGCCTTTTCCATCACCACGGCCGCCCGGCGGCGCTCCTTGTCATAATGCGGGTGGGACAGCACCAGGCGCTCCAACTGCTCAGGCAAAGGGCGGCGCAGAAGTATAGCCATGGCCATACCGCCGGCATCACTGCTGCCAAGAGCTGTGCAGAAGTGGGCCAGCAGCCCCTGAATCGCCCCCTCATCACTTAGGTGGTCGGCCATCAGGAACTGGAGCCCCTGGGGGTTGTTCTTTGCAGCAACCTGCAGGGCGCCGATGAACTCGTCCCGGCCCAGAGCATTGAACTGCCTGCCGGCGGCGGGCTCGTGGAGCGCCCCTTTCGGCGAGAATAGGCGCAGAGCCATTTCGATAGAGTTGGTCATGGTTTGGTCCTCCGGTCTGGGTCCTGGTTGAAAGCGGCGAGCAGCCAGGCGCGCAGCTGGCCGGATTTGATGTGCTCGGGCGTGGCTTCGATGACAGTCCAGCCGAGCAAGGCAGCCTCGTTCATCTTGGCGCGGTCCTCTACAAACCCACGGCCCCGAGTATGCCGGCCACCGGAGTGGATACCGCCGTGGATCTCGACGGCGATCATGCGGGCCGGCCAGGCGAAGTCGAGGCGCCAGCGGCGCTTGGGGTGGAAAACCAGCTCGGTGGAGGGGTCAGGGAAGCCGACAAGCTCAGCCAGCACCTTGCTGTGCAGAGCATCCACCTGCTGCGCCTTCTTGGCCTGGTTAACCGCAGCCTTGGCTTTAGGGTGTTTGCCGAGAAGCCGGGACGCATCGAGGGCGGAAAGGTGGATCATGCCGCCCTCCCGATGGTGTTCTTGCGCAGCTCGGCCACTTCCCGGGCTACCTGCTCCAACAGGGCCTCCTCGCTGCCGTGCTCAACCTGCCAGCTCCTGGGGGCGGCGTGGAAGCCGGTGGGGTAGCAAGCCCTATGATGGCGAGGACAAAGGGGTAGAACCTGAGTGTGACCCGAACGCTGCGCCATCCCGGCGCCAGAGCGAACATGGTGAATTTCCGCGAGGCTCGGCCCCAGGCCAGCATTGCGACATGCAACACAACCCAGGGAGGCGACGTCGGATAGATGCTGCTTATCAGCCTTGGTCTTGCTCATGCAGCCCTCCCGTAGGCGGCTACCCAGTCGAAGCCGCGGCGGGATTCATCTCCGAACTTCACGCCCTGCTCAGCACCAAAGGCCTGGGCCAGCTCGATGAGGTCGCGCATCTCGCGCACGGTCATCTTGGAAGTGGACTTGCCCAGCACTACGAAGCCATTGCCGTCGATATTCGGCACAACGTCCTGCTTGTACAGCGCGGCGCTGAGCACATGCTTCCAGTCCTCCTTGGCGAGCATGCGTCCGTGCCAGTTCACCTGCTCGGCGATGTCAGTGAGGCATGCCCAGAGCATTGAATTCTGGGCCAGGGAACGGGTCATCTCTTTGACTTCGATGACCAGAGGCTTGTCTTGGTCAACCGGCAGGCCAGCGACCATCTGGCAAGCACGGGACCGGATTTCAGGGCTGCGGAGGAAATATTTGGGATAGGCGCTCATGCCGCATCAGTCCCTGTCAGTTCAAGGGAAAGTTGCGCTCGAACATTGAGTTGGGCTTGCTCTAGGCCCAGCGCTCGTTTCTCTATGCGTCGCTGGGCCAGCCCTTGTCCATGGAAAGAACCTTTGGAGACAGACAGAGCCTCCCGCCTAGCAAAGTCGTGCAGGAGATGCTGCAGATCTCGATTCTCGTGGAGTTGTTCCATCATCCAGTTGAACGCTCGGATGTAGAGCAGTTTGAACTGGGCAGCCTTTTTGCCAGTAAATCCCATGACCAAGAACACCATGCCGTCTTTCGTAATCAGGTACTCGGGTCTTGGATCGCCATTTTTATCAATGAAATCAGTCAGCTCATAATTGAGCGCCGTAAATTCATCGTCACATTCGAGCAAGCGGATAGCTCGCAGTACGTTGCGATGCTCCTTCTCAAACAGCTCGGCCACTTGACGTGAAGTCGTGAACACCTCCCCTTCCTGGGCACTCACCAGCTTCTTGAACAGCTCAACCTGCTCGGGAGTGTACTGAGGGGCGAAAGGCTTGATGCGTTGGATACTGCCGCAGCCACGCGGGCGTGCCACAGATAGATCTCGGGTATGTGGTTTGGTCATGGTATGGGTCCTTTGGTTACTCAAAGCCGGGTGGTCTAGGTCCAGCATTGGCAATGGTACCCACTGTTGAGAATTTCTGTCACCCCCTAGAAAAATTGACTAGTTCACAGCCCTGTCGAAATCATAAAAATGTATGTTCAAAAAACCTTCTCTTCCATTCATAAATTTTGGGTGTTCAGACAATTAACATGAAGACCCATTTGAAGTATCATGTGTGAACTGCCACTGGATTCAAGAGATAAAAATGAACATAAAGAGAGAAGAGTGTCTTAAGGCTATATCTGAAAAATTTTCAATATTTTCAGATGTTGTCACACTTCAAAACAAAATCGGTTTAACAGACATTAACAAAAGTGCTGAGAAACTATTTATATATATCCTAAACAAAACTTTCAACATGAATCTGAGAGACATGAATGACATTCAGGATAATTATCCTGCGATTGACCTTGCAGATTTAACAGCCCGAACTTGCATTCAAGTAACTGCAGAATCAACAAATGAAAAATTCCGAAGAACAGTTTCTAAGTTCAAAGAGAAAAAATTATCAGAATCATTTGACTGCTTAGTTTTTCTGGTTATATCTAATAAAGAAAAATGCACACTAACTGATGGCGATATAAAAACAGATGTACTCAATCTTAGTGACGTATATAAGTATATCAGTCGACTTGATGATGACAGCATATATGACATAAATCAATACTTGACTGACAATCTTCATAGTAGAGTAGAGAAATCTGATAGTATTTTACCATCAAGTATAATCTCCACATACTTGATGGAAAAACCTGCTGCACTCTTAGATTACCTAGGGCTTTCTAGCGAGCAGGATGTAGATTTAGCAGAACAACTTATAAGGGACATTAAGAACTTTCAAAAAACAATTTCCGAACTTACAAAGAACCAGAGAGAATACCTATTCTATATTATGGAAAAAGGTCGATTCCATAAAAGATACAATGGAAGTGAAGATAAAAATCAAGTTGTAATTGTAGCAAAACATTTAGACCAAGCGTTTGGTCGAAAATCGTATGATATATGTCAAGTATTAGAAGGCCAGGAACTACTGTGGGTTGATAACGAGTATGATATTTCTGGCGATGGCAGAACAACAACTATTATCTCGCCATATTATAGAGGTGAATTGGATGATGTAAATTTATTCGCTGCAATAAAAGACTACTGTGAAACAAAACAAGCATCTCTCAGAGAGGTATTTATTAACTGTAACTTCTCATGTCTTTGCTGAATTTACAGATTTTTAAGTACATCTGAAGACACTCAGAAAATGGAACCATTCGAGCTACCATGACGACCTCTATCCGTGGTCAGCTGTCTCTAGGGGATTACAGTGGCATTCTGGTGGGTAAACCATAAGCAAACATACAGTTCTGAGGTCGGGGGCGGCTACATCTGGTCGCCCAAGACGAACCGCAACGGCTCGAAGAATCAGACCTATATCAACCTTACGCTTACCCGCCCGGGGGACGTTGTTATCTCCTATGCCGGCGGGCTTATCAAGGCCATTGGCCTGGTAGCAACCCCTTGCAGCGAGAAGTCTAAGCCCTCTGAATTCGGCAGTGCCGGCGATTCCTGGTCAGATACTGGATGGGAGGTCCGCATCGACTGGGAGCTGCTGGAGAAACCAATCCGCCCGAAGGAACACATGGAGTTGATAGCTCCCCTCCTCCCGCTGAAGAACTCCCCTTTGCGGGCAAACGGTGATGGGAACCAGAGCTGCTACCTGGCCGGCATCAGCAACGAGCTGGGCGACCTGCTTCTCTCACTGGCTCCAGGAGTTCAACTCCGGGCGGCCACATCCTCTCGCGCCTGGAACATCCATGTCTTCGACAACAAGGAAGAGGAGTATCTGGCCTGGGTTGAAGCAAACCCATCGGGCTTTGTGGCTAACATGGACAAAGCCAAGAGCATGAAGCAGTACCCGATGATCCACTCCGCGGGGGATGCTGCTATCTCGAAAGATAAGCGTGGCAACTTCACGACCAACGACTATTTCAAAATCTGCTCAACGAACTTCCGAGAGCTCAGGAGCTACCTCAAGCACGAGTACCATCGGTTCACCTACTGCATGAAGTGCTTTGAGATATTGGAAGAGCGGCAGGAGCATGACGAAGCAACAGCAATCGAGGAAATCCAACATTCCACGCTGCCTGTGACCGATAAGGAGCAGTTGGTGAAGTCGCGCCGCGGTCAGGGCCTCTTCCGCAGTAGGCTTGAGAAAATAGAGCGCGCCTGCCGGGTCACCGGTGTGAACAACCAGGCTTTGCTGATTGCCAGCCACATCAAACCCTGGAGTGAGAGTAATAACGCCGAGCGCCTGGATGGGAACAACGGCCTGCTGCTCTCCCCTCACATCGACAAGCTGTTCGACCGGGGCTGGATTACCTTCACTGACGCTGGCGACCTACTGTGTGCCGAGCCCAGCATCGAGCAGGCCCTGCTGCAGTGGGGCGTTGAGCTTCCCCTGAACGTCGGCCCTTTCAACACCAGGCAGGCCGTATTCCTCACCTATCACCGTGATGCGATTTTCAAGGCCGAGCCCATCGCTGCTGCCTGATGCATCCTATCCTGAGCGGGAGCCTCTCTCCCGCTAGTTCCTTTCCCTACAGCAACCCTCTAAATCTGTGATCCCCACCCAATTAACACCTCATTTGGCTCCCCATCTGACTTTGTTTAACATAGAGTTCGTATGAGGGACCTGTAGCTTCATCAAAGACATGACCAGGTGCCTTTTACAAAAAAATAAGACAACAAACCACTAGGAATAATTCATGACCAACGTTGTTTACACTCTCAAAATCAAGAAAGAAACTCAAGAAATGCATCTGTTTGAAGCCACACCAAAGCCTGATGACAAATGCACCCCAAAGACCAAGTCCATTTGTAAAAAAATGAGTTTGTCTGAAAGTGAAGGGAATAAATTTTCTTGTCAATCTGAATCAAGCGCTCGCATTGAAATTGCAAAAATTGGTCGCAGTGTTTGTGGCACATGCGTAAGCAGCCTGTATGAAACATATTGACATCTAAAAAGGGCTGAAATAAATGTACAAAGAAGATTTCGCTGAGGCTCTTGAACGTACAGCACGTCTCGGGTTACGCGTCCCACCAGTTAGAATGACTGAAAAGATGTACCTGGATCAAGAGACACTCAATAAACTCCCCCATGCTATGTATAAAATCATGGGGGAAATTACTGTGGATGACCTTGTAGCAAAATGCTTGTCAATTCACTTGAGAATCAAGCCTGTCATTGAAGAAGTCTTGGCTTGCGAAGCATTCTATACAATTGGTTGGGTCAGCTATGAAAAAAGCTCCATATTCAAGCAGACGGAAGAAAGCCTGTCTGACATGCTCAAAAATGGTATCTCTGGACCAAATGTAAGCCTCCACGCATGGTTAACTCTTCCTTCCATGGAAATACTAGATTTCTCTCTTCCCACTACATATGCAAAGATATATGGCGTAAAAGAGGGCATAGGTGGGGCAATCACAATGCATCCCTCCAAGCTCACTGGTGGCATGATGTATCACCCAATGCTAGTAGGTGATGAGTTCCTTTTAAAAACTGGAGCAGCAAGAATCTACGCAACATTTTGAGGTTTATAGTTGTACATTCGTCTGGCGCCGGCTATTGGCCGGCGTCCCCACCCTTCCTAGCGTGAAGCTTTTCGTACGCTTAACTAGCTCACCGGGCAAAGCCCCGACCAAGCACCTTCCCTCTCCTAGCTGCCCCCCCTCAAATCTGTGATCCCCTCTCAAATCCCCCTAATTTCGCTCAACAACTAGCACCGTTTGAGTTACGATTTCCGCACGGTGCCCAAGCTCCATGCAAGACCTACCAATGACAAGGAACTGTCATCAGTTCGCAGGACTAAGAGTAGTAATGTTTAGCATCAGTGTTAAATCAAGAAACAAGCGATTGTTACCACCTCAGCAACTAGGATATTAGATGGAAATTGCATCAATTATAATAAGTACATGTGCATTGTTATTTACTGTATTTAGCTTTTGGTGGATGAGTTGGCGTCGAGGTAAGTTGAATTGTGGTCCAATTAATTATCTCTACATGGGAACTATGACTGAATCTAGTCATGAGAGAGGTGTACAAAAGATAAAAGCCATTGGTATCCCGCTGATACTATGGAACTCCGGTGCAAGCCCACTCATTGTCCACAAACTTAGGTTGTGTCAGAAAGACTTAGAGTTAACATGGGACTATGAACGCAGCCAGAACACTTATGATCTATCACGACCAGACATAGAGGCAGATTATTTTTCACTACCGCTATCACTGAAAGCAAATGAGATATGCAGTATAAACACTATTTTTAATTTAAGATTAGATAACTATGAATTTATCGCAAATAAATCTACATATACAATACAAGCAATAGTGTTCGGCAGTTCGAAATGGGTCGATGTATCTACCGTGACATTTGACAGCACTGGTTATCCAAATGATAAAATTGAATATCTTAACACTTATTGTAAACTCTACGTCATTAATTAACTGTAGAAATTTAGTTGTAACCTAACAACGGCCTCAGACTGGTGTTCCCCTTACGCTACACTCACCCCTGTCAAGTCTTCTCTGCTAGGACCTGTTCCACCTCCCTAGCCAGAGCATCTGCAGCCGCAGAGCTATCACATACACCTGCAACAGGCCTCCCATCACAGGAAGCAGCTCTCGGCCCACCTCAAGATGCCCCCGTAGCCTTCAGATATGTGATCCCCTCCTGATTCAGTGCTCATTATTCTCAACAATCGGAACCACATGAGATACGATTCCTGTACGGAACCAAGCTCCATGCAAGGCCTACCCATGACAAGGAACTGTCATCTGAACACAATCAAAAGCAGCAATCTGGGGGCTGAAACCCAGGGGCGGTAGCATTTATTTAATAACACAACTAGAGTATCCATCGTGATTTAATAGGAAATATGGGATTCCAGCAATGTCTAAAATAGAAAGTATATCAGCGAAAAATTATAAAGGCTTTGGCAACCTTGAGCTTTCCATAAAACCAATAACCGTGCTCTTAGGTTCTAATAGCTGTGGAAAAAGCTCAATTATAAATTTACTTTTAATGCTCACACAGTCAATCGATACTCAAGAAGAATTGTTATCTCCACTAAGAATCAATGGTCCACTTGTTGGCCTAGGTGAACCTGACAATATAATCAGAGACAGGAATGAAGAAAACATTCTTGAAATAACTATAAAAATCAAAAATGACAATAATCCACATTCCATTGAGAATATAGACTATTCATTAGGATTTACGAAGGATGAATTTATAACCTATGTAGATCACTTCACAAACAGAATATTTTCAGAAAACAAGAAATCTTTAGAAATACAATTCCAACAAGCACAGATTGGTCATAACGAAGATATATTCGAGGTAAGTAACAGAAAGCTTTACAGCTACATAACAAGCAATATAAGAAAGATTCGAAACTATGAATACAGCAACAAAATACAATATTCTCATAAAGGCGTTAAGGATTATTTTGTAAGTTCAACATTTCAAAGAACACTGGATGCTCTTGATATATTTGACGCCGTTGAAAGAAAATCAATAAGACCAAAATCCTATAGCTATACAATATCACTAAATAAAGAAAGCAAAAATAAGCTATCGATTCTAAGTCTAAAAATTATCAACGAAGCAGGCGAGGCCATACTACATTTTAGAAGGCCAAATCTAAGAGGAACCTTTGAAATCACATCTGATGTAATTGACAATAAGATTCTTAAAAATTCAAAAAAAGATATTCTTGAAAACATAAACATTAATTCACTTGTTCCCTCTAAGAAATTAAATGAAAGACACTTCTATTACACATCATTTCATGTGCTGTCAAAGAACCCAGCTGCAACCATCATTGCAAAAATAATTGACCAATGTTCATATCAGCTTCAAGACGCTATAAACAAATCAACAATCCTTCATGTAAGTCCATTAAGAGCATTTCCACAAAGATATTATCTTCTTGATAAAACAATACTCCGAACTGAGTTGGATACATCTAATGGAACCGAGCTGGCAGAGATTCTAAAGCGCAACCAACCCATACTAACCCGTATAAATAATTTACTACAAGATTTCAACCTAGTGATGAAGGTTGATAACATTAATGATGTGATACATAAAATCACGGTTGTACAAGATGGTGTGGATTTAGAAATTACCGATGTGGGATTTGGTATTTCACAAGTAATTCCAATTTTAGTCCAAGCTTTTATATCACCACCTGGGTCAATAACCATTATTGAACAACCTGAGATTCACTTGCACCCACGAATGCAAGCATGGCTGGTTGATGCTCTGATAGAAGAGTCTTTAAGTTCGAATAAACGATTCGTTATTGAAACGCATTCTGAGGCAATTATACGACGAATTAGACGGAGAGTTGTGGAGTCAACATACTCAATAAAAGAAAGTGATGTGATAATATATGACATACAAAAAGATGAAAACAATTGCTCGTTCCTGCAAGAAATAGAATTAAAGGCAAATGGCGATATAGCATGGCCTGATGGCTTCCTTGATGTTGAAATAGAAGACTTGCAATCAATACAAATTGCCAAAAGAAATATGGCTCTAAAAGAGCGGGCTGAGCAGGAGCGTATTTCTTTATTAGCAAAGGATAGCAGACTATGAATTTTGCATATTGCATTTGTCCGTCTGCTGCAACATCACCACTTGGTGATTTTGATGAAATTGCAATGAGAGCTATAGTAAAAAAAGCCAAAATAATAATTGATGACTGTAACATACTAATGGAGAATTATTCCAGAAATCTATCTAAACATAATGCAGAGAGCTTTAGTGTATTTGAGAAAATAATACAAAAGCATAAAGATAAAGTCATATACTCTTATTTCACTCCAGACAAAAACTTTAACCCTAATGATAATTTAGGACCAGTAAAAATGGTAGATATTGCTACCAATGCAAAGACAACCAGGGCCAAGGGAATTATCTGCAACGACGAATCTGAGTATTCATCCCTTGAGGAAGAAATTTTCCACAATAGAATAAGTGTGATAACGACTCAAGATGATTTATGCAGTGACTACCCTGGTTATCGTACACACATAAACAACCATAGATTGACAGAGCATTTATCATTTTGCCTTCGTTCCTTACATGATAGAAATATATTTAACTTGGCATCTGAAGATGAGTGTAATGATCAAATCAGAGATCTAATGGCTAGCAATGGTTACTTAATAAAAGACCAGACGAGAAGAGGAGTATCCGATAAAGGATATGCAGCAGGAGAAGTTGACTTACTTGTTGAATGTCAAAATGAACCTTATGCCATTATTGAAGGACTCATTGTTAATTCAAAACAAAGCGACTATATAAAAAGACATATTACCAAGGCTCTGACAAAATATGACAACGTTGGATTGCGAGACTTCTATATCCTAGTTTATTACCGAGGCAAAAACTTTTCATCATTTACAGATAAATATCAAGAGCTCATAGAAGGCTTTACAAAAATCTCAGGAAACAAAACGTCTCCTGTAACAATACATAGCACCACAAAATCTGAAATTAGGAACTCTGGCTATAGAGAATTTGTTTGTTTGGGGGAGCGGAGGGAGACTCAAATAAAATGCACCCACATGTTAATTGATCAAGGCTAATATTCTTTAGTTCTCCATCTCAACTTTTAATATTCTAACACCGGCCTTAGGCCGGTGTGTATCTACCCTCTTCTGACCAGCGCCATTAGATTTACCTCCCCGTCTCCTCGCAGAACTCATGGCTGTGCTGATTCATCCCAGGTCCCTCAAGTTACGCCCCCATCACACTCACACCTTGTCGGGCTTTCTCAGCCAACACCCTCTGTAGCTCAGCTGCAACCTCCTCTGCCGGCACACTGCGATTCCGCAGGTACACCCTCACCTCCGCCTCCATCTCACATACTCGCAGGGACACCTGGCGGCCAACTGGCGCGGCTCGGGGGACGGGATTCTGCCGCAGGATGGCTGCCCTCACCTCCGCTGGCCGTGGCGCAAACTGCCGATCGGCATCCTCCCCAAGCTGCAGCACCGCCTCGCGGATCTGCTGCGCATTGAATCCCTTGAGCATGCTCCCCCAGGCCAACGCCACGCCGCGAGCATTGCTGTCCAGCTGGTTGGCACTGGCAGGCCAAAGTCCGGCCATCATCGGCAGCAGCTCCTCGGCCAGGAACACCGACATCCGGGCGCTTACCTGCAGCGCGTCCCCTGGCGCGCTCAGGGCGGTTGCCTGGCTAGAGCGGAGTGCTGTCGTCATAATCCCCCCTCCCCGACTCCCTGAGTGCCTTAGCGGCCTGCTGGGCCGCCTGTAGGTTTTCCAGTGGCTTGCGCTGCGCAGTGGTCCGGAACGAGCTGGCAGCACGGCGAATCCAGTTACGCCAGGTCTTCTCCCAGTCCAGCTTCACGGCCTTGGCGCCGGGCAGCGCCTGCCAGTAATCTGCGAAAGTGGCCGCCTCCAGCAGGATCCGCTCTCTGGGGAGTCCAGTCTCCTGCATAGCCCACCTCCCCCACTCGCCTGGAAGCACCCATTCGTTCGGCAAGCGTGTACCTCGTCGTGGCGGCCCACTGTCTGGGCGTTTTTCCCCCTGGGGGGATACAGGGGGGATCTTTGGATCAATGACTGGTTCTAAAGAGTTACTGATTCTATGTGCATCTCCTGCACCACCCCCCAGTGCAGCTCCTGCACTACCCTGGTGAATCTCCTGCACCTCTGGATGTGCAGCTCCTGCACCATCCAATGTCAGCACATAGACGTTCGATCTCTTCCCTTGAGGTCCTACCCGAGACTCCTTAGTCAGGAGCCCAGAGTCACATAGCGCATCGATATGATTAATCACTGAGCGCCGGGAGATCTCACACTGATCTGCAATATGTTGGTACGACGGCCAGCATTCGCCAGTATCGCTGGCGTTGTCCGCCAGTTTGATCAGCACCAACTTCCGCAGTGGATTACCCACCTTGATGCTCATGGCCTTGGCCATCAGTAGCATGCTCATGCCGCCACCTTCCCTTTCTTCTTATCTTCCCTCGCCTGCTGGCGCTGTTTCTTCTGGACCAGCTTGGCCATGCGCTTGGCGACCCGCAGACACTCCGAGAACACGGCCCCCTTCCGGAAACCCGATGTTTTCTCGTAGTGGCTCACTGCCTCTTTGCAGGCCAGGTGGGTAGCTTCGTCAGAATATCCGTCAGCAAGCAGGAGCTGGCGCACATGGCGATCGATAAACTCTTTAGGATGCATGGCCCACCTCCTGCTCGGTGGAGGCGCAGGCCGGGCACTCAAATGCGTGGTCATCGGTACCGGATCGCAGTTCACTGCCACATCGCGGGCAGTGGTTGAGATCATGAGGCAATGGGTGGCCCCCATGGGCCATGGTTGAATTGGTCATTGGATGGGTCCTGGTTAAAAGCCCGGTGGTTAAGCGGGCCCGGATAAATTAGGCGATAGGCTGCTTCTCGGCGCGTTCAAGGGTGCGAGCCTCAAGCTCGCGAGCCAGGCGGACAGCTTGGCGGTCGGTGCCGGCGGCGTGGGCAGTCGAAATCAGCGGCTCATCGAGGGCCAGGGCCAGCTCATGCATAACCGATTTCAGGATGATGTTGTCCCGATCGCTGACATGCTGGGATGCCGGGCGCGGCGGGCGAAGTTGCGTGGTCATCTGGTTACCTCCTGAGGACGAAGTTGATGAGTTTTTGCAGGGGGCGTAGGGGGCGCTCCTCGTTGTAGGAGGCCTCGTCTTCCGGGCTGAACTGGAGCAGGCCCCGCTCGGGAAGGCCAGAGCCGTCCAGAATCTCCTCGACGGTCACAGGCGGAAATCCCTGCTCCAGCAAGCTCCGATTGGCCCGTTTCACGGCCCTAGCCAGGATTTGCGGCTCATGTTGGGATATGGCCTTGAGCAGGATCAGCAGCGAGGTTCGGGCAAATGCGGTTTCGGTCATGCGCAGTTCTGCGCCCACTTCCTGCCACACCTGGCGCTGGCCCGGGGTGCCACGCACCTTCAGCGGTGACAGCGTGTCGAGTTTTTCATGATCGGGGAGCGATATTCTTCCCATGGAGTTGGTCCTCTGTGTTGGGTGGGAAAGCGGGCCGGTGGTTAGGCGGCCTGCTGGGTAGGCTGTTCTTGTTCTTTGCTCAGAAGGGGGTAATCCTCCAGGCCCAAACGCAGATCACCGTTGCTAGCGATGACGAAGCTGACTGCATGCTGGGCAGGGATCACGTCCCCCCACTTCACAGCTAGGCTGCGGGAGATGCCGATGGCTTTCATAGCTCGGGCCATGTTGCCGAAATACTCAATCACTTCGCGTTTCTTCATTGGTCGGGTCCTTGATAGAGGTCATTGGCGATCGTTCACTATCGTAACCACTAACATTTCCACATTCAACAACCAATGAGAACAACGTGCGTCATAGAATTTGTTCATAATCGATAACTTGCAGCAGGCAACATGAAACCTTCATTTAACGAACGAGTCAGAGCGAGAATGGAAGAGCAAGGTCTTGGCGTCTCCGAGATAGCCAGAAGGGCTGGGATATCCAAATCTCTGGTATCGAACCTTCTAAGTAACCCTCTGAAAGACGTTCGGGTTTCCACCCTATTCGGTCTTGCAAAGGCTCTGTCAGTAGATCCTATTGAGCTGTACACCGGCCGCCCCTCTATTGAGGTGGTTAGTGACTTGGTGAATAGCGTTTATCGGATTCCTGTATTCACCATTGATGAGGTGCTGCAACATCCAACTGACTCACTTCCTCTTGTCAGCTCAGACCGCATGCTTCTCACTGATATGCCTGGTGCGCTTATTGGGGTTGAAGCTCCCAACGACCAGCTATCCAAACAAGGGATAGTGCAAGGTGATGTTTGTGTGATCGATCTCGGGGTCAATACGATTGAAGCTGATGCAGTGCTACTAGTGCAGTTAAGTCGGGCTAACCAAGCAAAGCTTCTGAGGGCTATACCTGCCATAGAGGGATGGGCCTTTGGAGTTGATGATGAACGCCTTCCGGTCATCTCAGCTAAAGATGTAATCATCCTTGGGAGGATGGTAGAACGTAGAGGCTAATCCATCGCCCTACGACCGGCTAACCCACGGCCAATGGCTACCTGCTAGCCCCGCTCAAAAAGCCCCGCTACCAAGCGGGGCTTTTTTTATTTGAAAAATTCACGATCGTGTATTGACCAATCGTTCCCGATCGATAACAATAATTTTCGTCAACTATCGAGAACGACATGATGACGGTTTGATAGACGCGATACAAAACAGCTGAAAGCCAATTTGAACCTAACCAGAGGACCAACTCATGAAAGTGAATGACCAAGTGAAGTACACCAACCCCCGCACACGCGTCACCGTGCCGGCCGTGATCACCGACATCACCGACCTCGGCAAACGCCGCGGAGGTGGCCTGTTCTACACCGTCAAGACCGAGGCGGGTAAGGAACACCGGGCACGTGCAGCAAGCCTGCAGGCTGCTGCGTAACGAGTTGCTCCCGTCGAGCGCGGGAGCACTCAACCGCATGAGCATTGGCTCAGTGTTCAACCGGTTGAGAAGCATCATCGACAACCAGCAACAGGACCCAGCCCCTAACCAGGGCAGAAGAAATGCGCCTGACCAGCGCGTAAGAACGACAAAGCCCGCACAAGGCGGGCTTCGAAGGACTGGGGTACCACCCCAATCAGATGTCACCAGGGGACCAACCCCAGCAACGGGACCCATCCAGCCAAAAAGCTAGGAAGGGAGTTAACGAGGACCAACTCGTCAACAGGAGCAAATGTACCATGACCAAGCACATTTATTCCAGGGCCGCAAAACGTGCCGACCAGGTGGTAGCAGCCATCACTGACCGCCTGAATGGCAACGCCGCTCGCCGCCGCAACATCAAACAACGTCTGCACTTGGCCATGATGGCCGCAGAGCAACACCACATCGTTGCCGCACGCGCCGCCCAGAAGCGCACCGCCGGCATCACCAAGCACGGCGCCCTCCTCCACTGGCGCGCCGAGTTCCACCGCAACGCCGTCTGACCCGGGTCTGGCGCTTCCCTTATAGCGCCGTAGCCAAAGCCTCTTTCTCAAGCACCACAAGGATGCTTTGGCTTCGCTCACGCCAAATTCGGCTGAGCTCGCTCTTTAACAACCAGGACAGGGCTGTCACCGCACACAATCTGCTGGCCCGGCAGATCCCCGCTAACCCGTTCAATCCGGAATGTGGGGCTGGAAGGTGACAAGGTGTCTCCTGAACCACTCAGGGGACATCCCAGAGCATTCCCTGGAGTGCTCTGGGATGTCAGAAAGAAGAAGCGCCTGCAAAAAGCAGGCGCCTCGTGACAACACGTTAATCGACATACTCGCAGTTACAGCTGCTGTAGTCCAAATTCTTGCCTGTGTACACGTGGCATGACTTCTCATGCACGTTGTCCTTATAGAGCCGCACCGTCAGATGGGTTTTGTTATCCGTCGCTGTCTCATGAGGACCTGCTACAACCATAGCCCCCGACCTGGCTCCAGCCATGTTGCTATAGGCCGCGACTGCTTTGCACTGCATGACCACGTTGGTAGCCGCCTTTTTACTCATTGGCTTTGTGGATGGCGCATCCCAATTCGGCGTGAAATCGAGATAAGCAGCCAACGCGCTTTGAGAAAACACCAACAGCATGGCTGTAATCGCTACAGAGATAATTGTTTTCATCCTTAAAGACCTCATTGATTGCTGCGGTGAAATACCGCACGAGAAACCTAGCTGGAATAAGCAACCAACTCAGCTGGCACAAATGTCAGTAGATAAACCTCCTCTTTGATACTAGCGAAAGCAAACGAGGGATAAACAAGCCCCAGTTCGCTCCTTTCGCACGCCTGCATTGCTCACAACCACCACAGGACCCAGACCATGAAAAAGCGTACCGACCAAAGCAACCTTACCATCCCCCCTCTCAATGACGCATGCCGCAAGCGTCTGCGTCAGTTGCGTGAGCTCCTTGGCCTGAGCCGGCCGAAGTTCGCCGACATGCTGGGCATCCCGCCCACCACGCTCAAGAACTACGAGCTGAACTACCGGGAAATCAGCGGCGGCACCTTGCTGTTGATAGCACAGCACCCCGAGCTCTCTGCCCACTTCGCCTGGCTGACCACCGGCCAGGGTGAAGGACCCGTGACGCAAGGCTAAACCCGCAAGAGGAGCTCGCAATGCCACTTCAGACAGATAGAGACGAACCACTGCTTATCTTCCAGCTCACAAGTCGTGACGGGAGAGTCATCAACATCTACAGCGATGGCTTTATCGATGGCGATGGGGCTGCGGAGTTCAATTTCGTCAGGAACTACTTCACTCCTCGGTTCGATGCGATCAGGGGGCTACTAGTTCGGATGAAGGATCGAGGGATCCCCGATGACGAGCTTAAGCGAATTTTCGCGGGCTTTTGAGGGCATCTCGCAAGGCTCCGCCTTCAGCGCCAACGCTATAGGTTCGAACTCATCAGACAGAAAGTAAGTCACCTGCTTATGGTCATCACTGAGAACCGAAAACACCTTGTGCCCAACAGTGCCCTGAGCAATTAACACACTGTCCCACTCAGTAATTCGTTTGTATTCAGCACTGCTTGTGCTGTCCGTAACCACCTTAAACCACGCCATAACCCCTCCAGCAAACGAAGCGTCAAATGATTCCAAATTAACGTTTCTTGCTGCTGATTACCACCAGGACCCAGACCATGAAGCCACTGACCGAGGCCCAGTTGATGGGCTTTCGCGACTCAATGCCGCCCCGCACCCAGCATCGCAACAGCGTGACCGTCGAGCCCGGTACCGAAGAACGCCGGGTTGCCCACCAACGCACAGCAACCCGCCGCGCCATCGAGGAGTATCACGAGGCGCGAGCCCTGCGGCTGGAAATGGAGATGTAGCCATGACCAACGAAACAGCTCTTCTCGCCCTGCTGGAAAGTCGCGAGGCCGAGGCCAGCGCCAGGGCTGAGTGGATTGCCGAGTGGAGCGAAGAGAACCTGCCACTGCTGCTGACCGGCCAGCTCGATACCGATGCTGCCACCTTGCTCGCGGAAGTGAATGCCGAACGAGCGACCCAACTCAACCAGGCCATTTACCTGCTGATGGTGTCCGGCGACAAGGTGCCGCTCACCCTGCAAATACAGCAGGTACTGAACGCCGGGCTGCGTTCACTCGCCCAAGAGGCCTGGAGCAACCACCTTGCCACCCTGTACGACGCAATGAGCGACGAGCAGTGGGAGCGATATCAGTTCAACCACCAGAGGACCGCCGCATGAACGCACCAGCTAATACCCAGACAATGCTCCAGCAACACCAAACCTACTGCGAGAGGCTGCTGGCAGATATCGACCAATCAGCCCTGAGCCCCGATGAGCAGTGGCACCTGCGACGCCGGCTTGGTATTGGTGGCTCTGAGATCGGCACCATCCTTGGCCTGAACAAGTATCAGACACCGTTCGACCTTTGGCTGATAAAGACCGGCCGCAAAACCCCGGATGACTTATCCGACAAGCCCGCTATTCACTGGGGGCACAAGCTGGAAGCTGTAGTTGCCGACGAGTACGCCGAGCGTACCGGACAGCTGGTGACCATTGATGACACCCACTATCAGGCAGATATCGCCCCCTGGATGGTCGGTAACGTTGACCGAATGATCAGTGAGCACAAGGTACTGGAGTGCAAGACCGCCAGCGGGTTCGCCGCTAAGAAGGCTGGTTTCGGCCCCGGCAACGTCTACGACGAGCGCGGTAACCTCATCACCGCGTGCGATGAAGTGCCAGAAAGCTATCTGCTCCAGTGCCAACACTACATGCTGGTGACTGGGCGGCAAGAGTCAGACCTGGCCGTGCTTATCGACGGGCGCGACTACCGGATTTACACCATTCCGCGCAATGAGGATCTGATCGCCGCAATGATTGAAGCAGCAACCAACTTTTGGTTCGACTGCGTGATCGCCGACCTGCCGCCGGAGGGGACAGCTCAGCTTGAGGCTGTGGAACAAGATGCCGCAGCGGAAGTGGTTGAGGCTGACAGCGAGGTAATGTCGCTCATCATCGAGCGCAAGGAGCTCAGCGAAGCGATTGCCGAGCTGGAAAGCCAGAAGAAGGAGGTGGACGGCCAGATCCAGGGCTTTATGGGTTCGGCACAGGTGCTCTGTCGCAACGGCGCCACCATGGCCACTTGGAAGCCGGTCACCACCAATCGTTTTGACTCCACAGCCTTCAAAAAGGCAGACCCGGCAACTTACGCAGCATACACCAAGCCATCCACTTCCCGCACATTCCGGGTCAATTAAGGGGTAACCATGAACAACATTGCCAACATTACTCAAAACAAGGGCGGCTTCCTCATGGAGCCGCAGAACCTGCAAGAGGCCATGCAGCTGGCAGATATGCTGGCCAACTCCAACCTTGTGCCAAAGTCCTATCAGGGGAAAGCTGGGGATGTGCTGGTCGCCTGCCAGTGGGGCTCTGAAATTGGCCTGAAGCCTCTGCAAGCCCTGCAAAACATCGCTGTCATCAACAACGTGCCAGCGGTATGGGGTGACGCTCTAGTCGCTCTGGTGCGCGGCTCCGGCCTGTGCGAATACATCAAGCAGGACTGGGACGCTGCCACCAAAACCGCCATCTGCAGCGTCAAACGCCGTGGAGAACCGGAAGAGACCCGCACCTTCTCGGAAGAGGATGCGCGCCTCGCTGGCCACCTCAACAAGGACACCTACAAGAAGAACCTGCAGCGGATGCTCTCCATCCGGGCCCGTGCCTTCGCGCTGCGCGATGTGTTTGCCGACGTGCTCAAGGGTCTCAAGGTGGCCGAAGAGGTCGAAGATTACCCGGTGGAGAAAGAACTCAATTCTGCTCCGACCAGCGTCCCTGCAGCCAAACCAGCCAGCCGCACCAGCGCCGTGCTGGAGCGCATCAAGTCAGCCCGTCAGACAGCTCTCACCGAGCAGCAGGAATCCCCGGCCGTTATTGACGCTGAACCTCAGTCAGACGGGGTAGACCACGCCAGCGCCTACGCCGACCACTGCGCCGCCATCGAGGGGGCTAGCGATACAGCAGAGTGGCAGCAGGCCTACTCCGACGCCTGGGCCTGGGCCAGCGAAACTGGCAACAAGGAGGTCGAGAAAAGCATCAAGCAGGTTGCCGGTGAGCGCAAGAAGCAGCTCGACGCCGGGAACAATCCACAGCAATAGCGCATCAGGCCCGTATACAGCGGGCCAGCTCACAACCTAAAAACCACCAACACACCGAGGTACCCCATGGCTGACTACCGCGGCTCCACCACACAGACCAACACCCGGGACATGACCCAGACCCCGCGCTATCTGTTCAGGGCGCTGGATCTGGAGTTCAACTTTGTCCTCGATGCCGCCGCCCTGCCTGAAACGGCGCTCTGCGAGAAGTACCTGACACCGGATATCGACGCCCTGAGCGTAGACTGGGGCGACTTTATCAGCCCGTCAGTGCGCTCGCCGTGGGCATGGCTGAACCCGCCCTACTCCGACATCGGGCCCTGGGTGGAGAAGGCCATCGAGCAGCAGGGGAGAGGCATCGGCACCGTCATGCTGGTCCCACAGGACACTAGCACAGAATGGTATCCCGGTGAGCGCGCCAGCGAGGTGCGGCACATCACTGGCTACCACGACGAAAACGGCAAGTGGCGCAACGGCCGGGTGAGCTTCATCAACAAAGAAACCGGCGAGGAAATGAAGGGAAATCCCAAGGGATCCATGCTCCTCATCTTCGCCCCAGGCTGGCGCGGCAACTGCCGGATCCACGATGTCAGCAAGATAACTTTGCTGCTGGCGGGTACAAAACCCATCAGCGCGGCCGCCTGATACCCCAGCCATGATTTCGGGTGACAAGTAATCACGGCCCTTCCTTCAACTCAACCAGCGCCCCATCCTCTAGGACAGGAGGGCCACGCCATGCAACAACTTCAACTGACTATCGACCAGGACAGCCTGCTACTCAGCGACCTGGTTCGTACCGTGCGCTCCCCCACCCTTTCCCGATCGGCCAAGCTCACCGAGATCGGCCGCATCCTGGCGCACTTCGATCTGCCTATCGAAGCGCCCCGGGTTGCCGGCCAACTCTGGAGCGCCACCGACCTGGGCAAGGAGCTAGGGGTCAGTGCCCAGGCCATTGGCCGGCTGGCCAACCAGCACAACCTGAAAACCACCGAGATGGGAGAGTACCGCCTTGACCAAGCAGCCCACTCGCACAAGCAAGTGCAGACCTTCTACTACAACCACCGTGGGCGTCACCGGCTCACGGAACTACTGCAAATGAGGACCAACGATGCAAGCACAAGACTTGTTGAAACAACTGGCAGAACACCTCGATTACGGACAACGAATGGGTGATGAACTAAACCGATTGAAGGACGAGCTCGACCAAATCAAACACGAGCTATCGGAACTCAAGCAAGGTGGGACTGACGAGGGATGGATGGCACTAAAGCAAGCAGCAACAAGGATCGGGCTCTCAACCGATGCTTTGGCTCAGCGGTTCCGCAGAGGGCTCTACCCGGAGGGTGTGGTTTGGCGCAAAGAAGGCAACCCTGACAATCCAAAGTGCCGGTATCTCGTACACCTGGCATCCCTCCGAAAACACATGAGCACCCAGGTAAACTAATCTATGGTGATATCTCAGAAAGTTAAAAAAATGCTGGACTCATCACCCGGCGTCCACATTCATGGTGGCCGGCTACGCCTGGCCTTCAAACTACCGGGCCAAAAAAACCTCTGCCGTAAATCTCTCGGTTTGCTTCCAACAGAGGCAAATATTCTCTATGCCTCGAACAAACTCGCAGCCATCAAGATCGACATCCAATGCGGGTTCTACAGCACCAACGAATCCGCATTTTGGGTCAAGCACTTTCCAGAATCAGTGCCGGCAACCGAACCCATCAAGCAGTTCACCCTCCAAGACTATTTTTCCATCTACCGTGATAGCCGACAGATGGATTTATCCTACTCATCACTGCAAAAGATAAGGAGTGCGGAAAGATTCGTGGCCGAGTCCCGTATTTTAAAAAATGACATCTCAACGATTACTCACCGAGATTTAGAGCGCCTTCGGAACGACGCCTTGCAGACAAGAAAAGTCGGCACAGTACAGGAATATTTCAGGGTCATACGTGCAGTTTTTGAAGAGGCGCTGAAAGATGAGGTGATCGACGAGTCGCCCTTCATGCGACTACGCCGTCTACGGCAAAGTGACGAAGCGCCCGAGCAGCGAGTTGAGCCATTCTCACGAGAGGAGCTTTCACGCCTGCTGGCCGTTACCAACATCGAGAACCACCGCTTGATGATCGAGTTCCTCTTCTGGACGGGGATGCGGCCGGGCGAGATGAAAGCCCTTGCTTGGGAAGACATCGACATGACTGAGGGCTTGATCAAGGTACGATACAACATCAATCGCCTGGGGCATCTCAAACCACCCAAAACGCTCGCGGGTTACAGAACTATCGAACTGTTGCCGTCGGCGATGGCAGTGCTAAAACGTCAGCGCGAGTTGACCTTCATGCTGCCGGCCAGAGCAGAAACCCTATACATGCGCCATAACAAACAACGAGAGGAAATGCGAAGGAGAGTATTTCTAGGAAGGGAGAATATGCCTTACGTAAGGCCTGAGCTATTTAGTGCCCCAGGGTACTGGGCAGGACTGCTAAGAAAAGCGCAGCTGACACATCGAGAACCGTATCAGCTGCGCCACAGCTATGCCTCATTACTCTTGATGGCGGGAGCACACCCAGCCTATCTGGCCAAGCAACTTGGACACAAAGACTGGGGGATGATCCGTACCATCTATGCCCAATGGGTCAGCAACGACAATCCGGATTACCGGAACGAGTTGGCGGAAAAACTGGGACAAGATGACCCATATACGACCCACAGGCAAAGCAAAAATGCATAA